GGCGGCATTTCTTTGAACCCGTACTATACGCTGCCACTCTTCAACTTCTTCCGACTGATCGTGCTGCAAAGCAACCAATTCGGTCAAAGCATCGCTGGCAACGGCGTCCTCAGCTGCAATACAACCGCAAGCACCGCAATGCCCGTTGGCGCCATGACGTGCGGAGTTTACGGCGGAAGCAACACCATCGCGGCACAATCGCTTGGGGGAAGCTGGACGTCATTGATGAGTGATTCTTCCGTGCTCATGGCAAGAAACACAAACGCGTTTGCTGCCCCTTCTTCGACGTACACGCTGACGGCGCTTCCGCCGCCCCCCTACACCGTCTCTGCCGTCAGCATCGGAACCGTCAACGGCTGCAACGTACTTTCGCCGTCCAACGCGCTGCAAATCACGCTCACCACATCGGACCCCAACAATGTCACGTCGGCCTCCCTGCAAGGCACCGTGTACACTCGGTTTGGATCTTCTCTGGCGTTCACGGCGTCGCTGCACAGCATCACCAACACCAGCATCGTGCTGCGCTGGACACCCACCGTCGGCGTATACCTTGCCAAACGATCCAGCTCCGACGCAACGCAGCAGGTGACGTACGACAACACCACCTACTCCTCCACCGGAACGTACGTTTTGAGCGGAACGATCCCGGCCGCCGCCTCCGCCACCTTTGGCGGCGTCACCAAATACGTCGCGGGGCTTTGGTATGCGGGGCAGTGGCTGGCGCCGACGCAAGGAACGACGCTTTTCACGCCGACACTCGGATCTTACATGCCGCTCATCAGCTACATCTCCATGCCCATGCCCGCGCCGTCGGCCGCCACGTACACGTTCCGCATGGCGGAAAGGGCCGTCGCGTCGTCTTCGAGATCCGCCACGTACAACTCGCTGCCCACGGCGGTTGATTACACCGCCCGCGAGTTCCGATGGACAAGCCCCACCTCGAGCACCGCCTACAACGTTTGCAACACACTCGTTCAGACGGCTCCTTACACGTGGGCGTACAACAGCAGCTTCAGCGTCACGTCGGAATCCAGCGGCTACGTGGTGCTTTCGACGGCGGCGGCGACGGGAACCGGCGCCGGAAGCTCCTTCACCGTGTCGGGATACGGCAGCGGGTCCGAAAACAGCTACGTCGCCAGCGCCTTCCTGCAGGGCACGTACGTCACCACCGCCGACGGCGTGCACCCCTCCACGCCCGTCACGGTGGCGTCGGTGTCGGGCGCCGTCATCACGCTCTCGTCCGCCGACCTCGGAGTCTCCTTCTCGACAATGCAACCCGAAATCAGCCTCAACACCACCGCCGCCTCCGCCTCCGTCACGGTGCTCAACGCCGGCGTCGCGTACCTGAACGTCGGATCCAAGTTTGTCGACGCCAGCGGACCCGTCAACGGACGCACCGTCATCGCCGTCAACGGAGACACCGTCACGCTCGACGCCGCCGCCACTAGCACCGCCACCGCGCGCCGCGTCACCATCGCTAGCCCCGCCACATCCAAAAGCAACGCCACAAGCTACTCCGTCACAAGTTATACCTACACCAACTCTTACGGAGACGACGTCGTTACCCCGCCCGGATTCCCGGCAGGTGTCACCAATTATACAGAACCCGGAAAAACACTCACCGTCGCATTGGGCTTCGACGACGCCACCTATCCCTACGCGCCCGGAAGCACCGCCCCCGGCTCCGTGACCGTTTCGGTGCGAAGAAAAGGCACGCGAGACACCGTTTCCATCGTCCTGCCCTACATTCTCAACTCCAGCCCCAGCTTTCCAACTCTGCTTTACAGAACCACCAACCCGCACCCGTACACGCTGGATCTTTGCCCGCTCGAAGTGACGGCGATCACGTGGACTTCGACGCCAGTGGACGTTTGCGGACAGACGCTCGCATCCATACCGGCGCCTTCCGCAATCTGGCTCATTGACCCGTCGATGAACAAAGTCCCAACCTACATTGACGCCATCGCCGTCAGCGGAAGCGCCGGGACACAATACGTAACCGCCGGCACCGACACCATGACCACCGACGTCACGTGGTCCGACATCCTCAACCTGCAAATCACCTCCTTCATGGCTACACTCACGCCGCCCAACCAAATCACCGCTGTCGCCGGCGCCTCCAGACTCGCCGTCGGCATGATGGTCAACGTTCGATCCGCCTCATCCTTCATCGTCGGAGCCTACGGAAGAATCACCAACATCGCCGGCAACGTCATCACACTCGACAAAACCGTCGCCACCTGGTCTCAGCCATTTATGTTTATCGTGTCGCCCTCGTTACAAATCGCCGACGCCGCAAACTGCGGCACCATCACCGCAACGCTCACCAACGCCAGCAACGCCGTCACCGTCACCGCCGGCAAAGCGTACCTTTCCGTCGGAAGCTTCGTGTGCAGCCGATTCATAACGGGAGGATGCGCGTCGCTGCTCACGTACAATGCCGCAACCGGAGCCGGCACGCTCTCTGCCAACGCAAACCATACTGGCAGCGCCACACTCATCTCCAACAACGTCAGCGCCAACCTCACCAGCGGCTCCAGCCACGTCTCCATCGTCACTGGCGCCGTGTTCCTACAAGCTGGATCCATCCTGTACTCCAGCTCGCGATGGCCGGCACCCTTCAACACGAGCGGCGCCACCGTCACGCGCTTCGGAAGGCGCTTAATCATGACCGCAACCGCCACCGCCAGCAACAGCGCCTACGAGCTGGAACTTGACCAAACCAACGTAACAATGTCCTTCGTCAGCGGATCCAACATTGCCTACATCAACTTTGACGGCAGAGGCAGACTGACCGCCGGCTGCAAAATCACCTGCGCAAGTCTGCCCGCCGGAGGCGTCACGCTGCTCTCCGTCAACCGACCTTATTATCAGGTAACACTGTCTGCCAACGCCACCGCAACCAGCACGGACACGTTTGTCAACATTTTCTACATTGCAGAAATCGTAAACGGATCCAGCACCGTCTTTGTGTACGGCGGCGACTTGGCACTTGGGCTCGATATTTTGGCGGGACCCTCGCTCGCAAACTGCTACGCCAACACGTTCATCGACTACACCGCCGTCGTCAACACAACCGCCAACGCAACCGTCACCGACGAAACGATCGGCGTCAAACCATCCTTTAACTTCCCCGTACAGATCTCCAACTACGTCACCGGAGCCAGCACCACCATCACCAACACCATGTCCAACTTTGACTCCCTGCCATCCGCAGTCTCCATGCGCTTCGTCGCCGCCGTCGTGTAAGCGCAGAGAACCGATAAGTAAATATACAAATCATGAACTCCAACATCGCGCGCGGCGTGATCAGCGGACTGCTGCTTCTCGTCGGGTACAAAGTCGTCGAAAGCGCCAGCGAACAAAGCTACGAAAAACTCAGCCACGAAGTGCCGCGCCCGCGATCGCTCGAAACCGACGCCGTCTTCGACCGAGACGTGGAATGGAGACGAAGACTCTGTGCGCTCGACAACTTTTGCACCAACGAACTGCGACAACACGACGTCGCCGCACAATGGTCCGTCGCACTCATCGACGCCTGCGCACGCATGGTTAGACTGCGCAACGCCATGCTCGAAGCCGGACACGTCGCCATGCCACCCACACTCTCCACCGCCGCACGCATCTGCTACCTGCGCATCTACGAATGCATCACCGCCATCGAACACGTCGTCAACGAAACGTGCGCCACGCTGCTCAACGCACCCTCCGCACAAGAAGCCGCGCGACTCATCGGCAGCATCGCACAACACGAAGCCGAACAGGGCGCCGTCGTCAGCGCCATGCCGCGCGATATCATGGACACCTTCAAACGATTCATCACACTCGCATCCGAAATCAAAGAAGTTGCCGACAACGAACTCAGCTCCATCGACCGACTGCGCTCCCTGCGACTTGCAGACGGCACACAATTCAGCTACACCGTACCCGACGTTCTGCTGCAAACACTCCAAGACGCACTCGTACTCGAACACGTCATCTCGCCAACACATCACGAGACATGATAACACACACACACACACACACACACACACACCGAAAAGGTAAAGGCTGATCGCGCCGCATGCTGCTGCTGGTCTGGCTCAGCAAAACGTGCCCCGCGTGTATCGCGTTTCGAGATCGACTGGAAACCGACGGTCTCGCCGACGCACTCCAAAGGCGCTTTGAACACACCATTCAATACATTGTCAGTGACGCCGACGCACCCGAACCGCAGCGATCCGCCGTCGCCAAACTGTTTTCAGACAACGACGTCGAACTCGTGCCACGACTCGACGTCGTGCTGCCCAACCCACGACACCCATCCTCCAACATCAGCATCGCAACCCCCGTGCACGGCAACATGCAAGAGGACGACATCGAACGCGCCATACAAATCACACGACAACTCTACCCACAAGTACTGCGACGAACAAAAGCCACCGACCACTACGAAGCGATCGCCAACATTCAACACGCAGTCGCCACTCGCTTAAGCAACTCAACCCCCTGACGCTTCACGCTGCAGCGATGCAATCACGTCGCGCGTGCGCGCCGAATGATCATACCCCAATCCGCACAAAATCAAAACCACCAACAGCACGGATGACACCGTCGCGTACTGCACATAATCGCCCGCACTCGCCTCGCCGCGATCCACGTTCTGACGAATCGCCAACGCCAACAAGACTATGCACGCCGTAAACAACAACACACTCAGCACCGTCAAAGCTGCCGTGCCGCGATGCGAACGATAACTTGGCATGCGACGAGTTGTGCTTTTACATTACAAGGCGTCGGTGCGGCGCTTCCAGTCGTCGCGCAGCCGCTCCGCCTCATCCAACGTCGCGTCGTCCAACGCGTACCCGATCGCCTCCGCAATCATGCGGTTGAACGTGGCGAACACGATCTGGTGGTACTGCCGCTGTCGCTGCAGCGTCTCCTGCACAAAGGCGGCGACGGAGTCGTCGTCCGCCGTCGAAAGCTTCACGTTCGACATCAACGCACGCGCAGCTTGAAACACCTCCTCGCGCTCCGACGTGGCAAACTTGCGCACATTGTCCATCACGCTCGTCAAACTGCCACGGAAGGCGTCGTGTGTCAAGGAACGCACAAAGGGCTCCAACTCCTCCGCCAAAAAGGCGTTGCGCGCCCTCTCCACGCGATCGTACGCTTCGAGCAGCTGCGTCACGGAAGATTCAGCCGAGTCGACGCCCGAAACCTCCGCAGACGCGTCGGTCCTTGCAACGTCCGCTCCGATACGACGCACGTCGCTTGGGAGAAGCTCGGAGCGTCGTGATGTCCACGACATTTCATCGGACCTTTCGGTCCTCGCAACGTCCGCTCCAATACGACGCATTCACCCAACACCGATGCGCGGGCAAGTGGTTTACTAAGATAAATATGTCGCGGGAACCGAACGCTGCGCTGGTGCTGGTCGCCTCGAAGGAGCTGCCTTCGCACCTGAACGTTGCCGATCTCACCATGCTGCACATTATGTTTGTGGAGCGACAGGGATTCAACGTGACGGAGTGCTCGCCGATCGAAGGCAACGACATCGATCTAGCTTACGATGCCGACGTCTCGGACGAACGGCAGGAGGATGTGCTGGCGCTCATTTTCCAAACGCTAAGAGTGCCCAGACCAAGACTCACCGAACGCGCCACGCTGCGCGAAGACGGCATCGCCATCCGAGGCGGCGTCGAGGTCGGAGACCATCTCGTACAATACGACATATTCGCCAACGACAGCGACCCGCGCAACATCCACATGCTCATGCGACTGTACACCAAATCCTCGTGGGTCGAAGCCGCCTTCCGAGCACTGCAAGACACTCTGCAAACTTCGTGTGAGCGACAACTGCAAATGTACGTTAGCGCCGTCGCGGAACTTTCCGCGCACTAAGAACCCGAACGTTCAGAATCACAGGGGGGGGCGCATGAACGCGATCGACGTGTCGCTTTTTCTGTCGAGCGAGCATCGCAAGCATCTCGACCCGAGCGAGCGGAGCCTGCTGCCGGCGCCGCCGCGCGCCAGCGCGCTCAGCAAGGATAACGAGAAGGAACTGATCGCGCTGCTGTACCGCGGCGCCAACATGCACGAGTTCGCGACGCAGCGCTTCGAACGCCTGCTGTGGGACTGGAAGGAACACCCGAGCGAGCGCGCGACGATGATCGTGCGGCACGTCGCCATCGACGCGCTGTCGGCGGCGGCGCTTCCGGTGCTGCTGATCATCGAGTCGCTGCTGCAACGACGGGAAGTGGCGGCCGCCGCGGCGCTGCTGTTCCGCACGCCCACGCGCAGCGACCTCGTGCGAAGGCTGCACGTCATGGGCGCGCACCCCGCCTCCTTTCAGCGACAACATCACGACACCTCCGCCTCCGCCTCCGCTTCCGCTTCCGCTGCCGTCCTTCCCGAAGAGGCGGACGACGCCGAAGACAGCAAGTCCAGCGTCTCCACCAACGACTCGTCGCTCGGCATATCGTACTCGTCGCTGCCGCACAGCGCGATCGCGGCGCTTTGCCGCGTGTCGGCGCAGTCGTCGCCGTGGTTCAACATGCTGTCCGAACAGGGGGCCGACAGCATCCTGTCCACGCTGCGCACCATCGTGCTCTTCTCGGAAGACTGGACCGCCATCGACGCCCTCACGTCCGTTTGGTCCAGCGACGCGCTGCGCCCGCGCCTTTGCGACCTGCTGCTCGACGCCTTCGCGCGCATTCACTTCGGCGTCGCACTGCAACTTTTCCAACACCTCTTTCAGGGAGCGCAGGCGCACAACGAGGACGTCGTAGCGCTCGCGTGGCTCAGCCTCGTACTCTACCGACAGCAAAGCACCGACGGCGTCGTCGCGTGCCCCAACTGGCTGCAGCGCACCGACCTTGCGATGCAACTGGTGCAGGACGCGCAGGTGGCTGTGCGGGACCTTGCCGCGCCGTCCGACGACGAGAAGCCGACCGAAGTGATGCTAAGCTACCGACCGCGCATCGCACGCACGCGCCGAGAACACAACCTGCTCAGCGAAGTGATCGACATCGAAGCCATGACGGCGGACGCGCGCGACGCGTACGAGACGCTGGACTTTGTGCGCGACTTCCAACACGTCGCCGCCGTCAAGTGCAAGCGACGATCCGCATCCTTCGTGCACAACCTGTCGCTCTTCGCCATGCAGGGGCGAGACAACCTCATCAACAAACGGCGCATCTTTCTGGTCAAAAGCGCCGCGCGCGTCGACGCAGCGTGGAGCCGCGCGCAACGACAGGACGAGGACCAAACGACCGCACCCGCGCCCGCGCCTCAAACGCAAGCGCACGGAGACACGGTTCCCGACGCCGTTCGCGCCGTCGTGCGCGAACACGTGCGCGTGTGGAGCAAACTGGCAGAGTCGCTGCAGCGCGCCGACCAGCAGTCGCGCATGCTCGTGTCCGTTTCCGTGCAGCACCAGCCGCTGCCGCGCACCAAACACGCCCCCATGTTTGTGCGCGTGATCGACGCAGCGGAACCAACTCGCGTTGCGGAGCCGGAGCAGAAACGTCAGGAGAGGGAGCATGCAGAAGAGGAGGAGGAGGAGGCAGACGAGGAGGAGGAGGATCGCGACCCGTTCGGACTGACGCTGCTCGCGCGCCGAGATCCCGCGCAGTCCAGGCAGTCCGTGCACGTGTCGCGCATGCTGCACTTTGTCACGGCGACGGATCTGATGACGACGGCGTCCGTTCTGCTGACGATGATGGCGCACCGGAACGCGCGTCGCGTCGCCAACCTGCTCGGCGCCGAGAACGCGCGCGTGCTGCGCTTCACGGACCACAGCATTCCCGGCGCCCCATCCTGCTGCGACATTCGCGTTCCGATCGTGCGAGCTTGCGAGCGCACGTTCTCGGTTTCGTCCGTTGCGCAAACGCTGCGCGTGATCGACGACACCGGCGCGACGGTTCCCTTCGCACCCATCACCTTCGACACGCTGCTCTCCACCTGCCTTGTGCGGTACTTTATCGGCGTCTCGGACACGATGGTGCCGATCCTGGCCGGGCGACAACACCAAAACTACTTTGCCTTCGTGCCCTTCAAATGGACAGACCTGCACGCACGCACGTACGAGGGAGATTGCGAGAACACACTCTTTCTGGAGGAACGGCACGACGTACTGACCGGCGTCGTGCGCGACAGCGACCTCGTTGCCACGTTGCACGACTCCGACGCACTCGGCGCCCCCGCCCTTGTCGAGTCCAGCTCCAAACGCACGCTGTCGCCCGCACAAGCCACCATGCTGCTGACGCTGCTGCATCACCCCGAAGACGAGGAGGAGGAGGCCGACGTGCACAAACGCCGCACGCGACGAGCCGTCGACGCATCCGACGCCAACGCATCCCTTCGAGAACGCAGAACGAGGCAACACGTCGGAGAACTCGTCGACGCCGTGCTGCAGGACCTGCAAAACCTCGCCGCCACGCTGCAAGATTCACTCACGCGCGGCTACGGAATCCCCACCTTCGTAGCCTGCGCCGTCGCACGAGAACTCGACCTGAGACTCGTCAACCTGCGCTCGCGCATCGAAACAGCTAGCAAGGAGACGAGGCCGCACCTGTTTCTTTCCGCCCTTTCGTAACCGTAAAGTCAATTTGAAATGCTACAAGGCGCCGTCTCACTGCAGGACGGGGGCGCGCGCATCGCGTGCGACATCGAAAGTGCCCCCGACGCACTGCTGCACATGCAGGCATACAGACACGACGGGCCTTTGCAAGACTTTCAAGCCATCTTCAACCAACCGTGCTGCTTCATTTATCGGCATCGCGTGCTGCGCACGTCGTACAGCGGGCGCGTGAACGAACTTATCGCGATCCGAGCGCACAGCTTCGACGTGCTGCTGCAGGTGCGCGTGGAACTGCACGGAGAAAGGGCGCAACAAACGAACTGGGAACTGCTTGTCAACACAACCCCCGTCGGAGGCTTGCAGGGGTCGGGGGTGCTGCTGCTGCAACTGTTCCCCATGCTGATGGTGCACAGCGACATCCGAATCCGCTGCTCGAACGCACCCGCCGACGCACACGTAACCGTCAGCGTCGTTGGGGAATGGCTGCCCGACAAGGAACGCATGCCTCTCTTCGACGCCATGGACGACGCAAGCCTCGTGCAGCGGCTGGGCGACAACGTGCTACTGACCATTCGAAACGGATTCACAACCGCATCCCGCTCACTCGACGAGCCGAGCCTGCACTAACCGCTGCGCCATGTCGACGCCCGCGATCCAGCGCGCCACAAGCTCCGCCGGAAACCGATCCTGCACATTGCCGATCGCCATCGCCTCCGCAAACGTCTCGCGCGCAAGCTCCACGCGCCGACCCACATCGCCCATCACCGACACAACATACCGAACGCGCACGTCAATGTCGGGCGGCACGTTCATCACCTGCGACCGTATCTCGAACGAGACGTCGTCCGTCAACATGACGCCCTCGGTTTGCAACGCACGCTCCAACGAAGGACCCAGACGGCGCGTTTGAAGTGCACTGAACGAACCCCGCCACGCATCCTCATCCATACTTACTTTGATCTTTAACTCTAACGCGCGCCGCTCAGAAAATTTCTTCGTACGCGTTCGGGTCTTGAATGTTGGAGCCGCTCGTCGAAAAAGTGGTTGCGTTGATCGCAATACTCGAAGGGGCAGCGGAACGCACCAAACTCTCCAAACCCGGCTTCGTCAGCCACTCGTGCGCAAACGCCATCAGACGCACGCGCATTACCGTTGCGTCGCCCTGTATGTCGGAGTCTTCAAAGACGGTTGGGTCGACCACCAGCGCCACGCGAAGACCGCTGTCTCTTCCGACACGCAGCGATCGCAGCAGATTGTCACGCGCTCCTCTGTACGACGCCTGCACATCCGGCTCCAAGTCGTCAAACGTGCAGATCACGAAGGGCAGAATCACGACGTCGTCTGCCACGTAGCTGTACGGAACCAGCGGCAGGTTGGCGGAGCGAGCAGCGTCGAGCGGGAATGTGACGGGCGTCGCCTCCGACAGCATGTATTTGGTGCCGGTGCGAACATTCTGTACGACAAACATGTCGCGCAAATAGTCGTGCGGTCCGTTCGGCGCATACTCGCGGTTCTCCTGCAAGTAACGTTCGATCGCGGACCCATTCGGCGGCGCCGAAACGGAAGGCACGCCGTCATGGACGGTCGTTTGACGGATCTTCTCGATCGCCGCCTGATCGGTCGTTTGACACGACCCAGGCTCCAGCAAGGAGCTTGGAGGGGCAAGTTGGGTATACTCCACCAGGGCGCGCAACACCTTCTTGCTGGCAGCGACGCGACGAATCGGATCATCTTCGCTACCGATGCCTTTATAATACATCTCCGACCAAAGGTTCGTCGACGCACCCGCTGCACGATACAACTCGTCAAAGCGCTGCAAATGATCGCTGAACCAAGTATCCGCTCGATCGGGCGGCAACAGCTTGCGCACGGCGCGGAACATTTCGTAGCCGTCCGTGAGCATCATCAACTGCAGACCGTTCACCGATCCGTACGGTGACACCGCCGGGAAAGTGTAGTTGAATGCAGCATCAGTCGGGTCCGGCGCGCCGCCATCCGTCGCGTCGAACGACCAACCAAAGTCGTGCAACACCACACGATCCAAACGCACGCCCCCCTGCAACACCACAAACCAATTTTCCGGATGCGCATCCAAATGGTACACCCCCATCCCGTGCAAATAACCAAACGTCTTGACCATGCAGACCGCCAATCGCTCCGCCGCATCCACCGACGGCCCAATCGTCTTATGTTTTGCCAAAAAGGCACTCAACGTCGACGGCAACCGTGCCCACAACGCCAGCACCAGGTACGACGCGTCCACCGGACGCAGAGACCGCTGATTCTCGATCGCTCGGATCAACTGATCCTGCAACTCGGGGCTGTCGCGCGGCGCCGGCGGCGCGTGGTTCAGGTCCAACAAAGCATACGTCAGCGGCGCATTCACGGAAACATGCTGATCCAGTCCGTTGATCGCGCACGCCAAGCGACACGCCAGATTCAGCTCGTGCAGTTGCTTGGCTGCGATGACGGAGATCGGATCCAATTCGTGCACCTCTCTGCTGCGGTTTCCTTGCTCCAACGTCAACACCAGATCCGGATTCTGCAGCACGTCGTCTTCGCGCTGTCGCTGTCGGGGCTGGTCATCCCGCACATCCCACTCCGACGTGGAAATTTCATCCCTGCCGCGCCGCACACCACCTACAATCGCTGTCGTCTCGCCGCACATTTTGACGGCGACCGCAGTCTTGTACGCGCCACTGCCCAAACTACTGTCACCCTGCACCGCCAAACACGCGCGACGCCAAAAGGGCTCCAACAGAACCATCAAACGGTCCGCGTCGCCCGCTTCGGGCATCGCATCACGCAGCACCGCCATGGCGATCGATCTCTCCACTTCATCCTTTTCCATCAAATGCTGCACAAACCAATCCGGCAAAGTGCGCGGACGCAACTCGGAACGATCAACACGAAGGCGCACACGGCCGCCCAACGGATTCAAACGAGCATCTGACGTCAACGCAGACAAATCATCCAGATCCGCCTTCGGCATCGGCTCGATGTACTGCACAACGTCGACCGGCATCTTCTCTTCCAACGCCACGCTATACTCGTCCACCACCTCCATCACCTCCCCTTCGTGCATCGCAAACGCCTGAAACGCAACGCGAGGGTAGCGCGACACCACCGGCAACGAGCTTCTTTGTTGGCGCGACATCAACAAAGGCTTCACGTCGCGCCGCGTCTGTGACTTGGAGTGCAGCGCCATATAGTTGCGCGCGCCCGACGGTTCGAAGAGTGTACGTTCGTGCGCGCTAGCCACGTAGCTCCAGTCCCCGCGCCGCAAAATATCCATCAGCACGGGGGCGCGAGCTTCGTTCGGTACGTAGCGCAGCGCGATCGAATGCGGCACCATGACGTCGATGTGTATCAGGTCGGGCTTGACGCTGCTCGCCGACACCAACGTGAAATGCATGTTGGGCGGCACCATGATTTCGTCCAAACCGTCGTCGAAGAACAAATTGCGCACCTTTCGTTGCCACGGTGTCGAACGATGCATAATGTCCGACCCCACGCTGACATCGATGCTGGTACTGAGTATATGCACGGAATCATAATACTTAACCTTATGGAAGTCTGACACGTCATCGTGAAACAAATGCGGCCTGCGCGTCGCAAAAGAGGCAGAGTCCGGACTCAAATACAACAGCGGCAACTCCGTCGGCAACACAAACTTCATACACCATTTGAGCATACGCGTTCTATTACGCCTGGAATAGTGTTGCTGATGTTCATTAAAGCGAGCACCTGCGTAATGTTTCGACACGTTGATATCCATCGCCACCGAAAAGCCGCGCAGCGACAAACCCGTCACCACGTCACCCACATGCAAACCCACGTTCGGGTAACTCGTCGTCTCCCACTTATCGCCGCGCCACGTCAATAACGGGTTGTTCCACACCGAACTTTGGTGCTGCAGACGTTCCAATCGACGCTCACCCTCTTCCCGCAACGCATCCGATGCAGCCGGCAAGCCCATGTCGTGCAGAATCTCCAACGTGTACGGATGCAGGTAACGGTGCAACCCGTGCAACGCCAGGAAGACGCCCTGGAACAGCATCTTCATCAACTCCACCAACTCCACCGGGAACTCAACCAAGGATGTCGCGTTCAATCGACTCAGCAAACGCTGCAAAGCTCGAGAACGAGGCACGAACTGACGCAAATATGTGGAGAATGCGTTGATGCATTCAGCATCCACTCTCTCGCTGTAAATCGTCGTGGTGTAGCACTTGTGTGCCGACATACCATCCTGGCTATGATGCTTGTACGAGTAGATCAACATGCGATACACGAGTGTGTTGGAGACGGCGTGCGCGTACTCGGCGAGACTTTCGTACTCTGGAGACTTGACCATGTTCCAGATCGTGATCCGGTTGTACGATAGATTGACGTTGTTGGCATCGCTACCTTGTATGCCCAGCAGCGCCTTCGACGATGTCAGCGCCTCCAAAAACGACGGCAGATGAGACAACGTTAACGGCTGCCCGCTCGGCGCGTCGTTGCGCAGCAATAACAACGGAATATAAGACACGTAGCTCAGAAGCTCCAAACACGCCGGTACGAAATGCATATCCCAAGCCTCCAACGTATCCTCATCCGGTTCGTCGCTGTCCTTCGGCAGCACATACCCGCGTGTTTCGCCCGACTCAGTCGTGTACTCAAACGACACGCGATGCTCCGAATCCGTCGACCCCACCAAGATTCGGAAATCATCCACATCCAACACGATGCGACGCCCGCGCTCCAGAATCGTCAGGCGAGAGGTTTGCAACAACAACCGCTCCGAACGCGTCGAAGACGCGGGCGTCGTCACCAGCCGCTTCGATACGTCCAACTGACAATGTTCCACCGCCAGAAGGTCCAGAGAAGGACCCGACGGTCTCGTATACGCCGTCGGTATCCTCAAACTGCTGCCGTCGCGCGCCGCAACACCTGAGCAGCGTTCGCTCTCAAGCTGAGCCACGTCCAAACGATGCGGAATCAGCCCGCGCCGCGCCAGCTCGCGCACCGCCTCCAGATTTCGAGCTAACACCGCACGTGTCTCTTGTCCTTCTTTGTTAATCACGTGAAGCTGCGCGAGCGCCTCCAGCTGCGGAAGCGTGACCCACGCGGAGCGAGAATTCGCGCCAGCAAAGACGAGCGGGTCGTTGCGCAGCACGCCGCTGTTGTAAGGAAACGTGTCATCCAACTCGTGCGCATCCGTCGGCAAAGGCCCTGGAATCACCGTCGGCATGCGCTCCAAATCCACGTCGTTGGTGTACATGGTGAGATTGATGGAGGGGTAGAACGCCACCTTGATGAAGTGGCGCAGACGCAGACCGGTCTCCTCGTGCACCTCTTTGCGCGCCGTGTTCAACAGCACCGTCTGCCAAGCGGCATCGTCCGAGCCGCTGAACGGCTCATCCACCACGCCTCCCGGACACGCAATCATTCCGTCGTAACGCTGATGCACCAGGATACGTCCGTCGCCCTGACGACGCAGCACCACACCAACCTTCCACTTGTCGCTAAATCGCGCGTCGCTCGGACGCGGCCCACGCTGAAGCGGCTTGAAGAACGAACGACCCAACGGACGCCGAATCGTTGCAACGTCCACCGACTTCTCTTCATCATCCTGATCCAATAAGCCAGATTCCTTCAAATCCCGGCGAAGAACTTCACGGAATTCTGCCGTGGTCAGATCTTCGCATCTCGGTATCACCTTAAACTCCAACGGACTTGCGATCGCACCTTGCGGCCCTGGCTCCTTCACGCGAAATGTATCTCCAGATCTTGATATCACCAAATACGTCTCTATTTCAACCCCCCAAATTTCCTTAATGTGGTCATTAACCTGCGGAACGTCAGCATTGTCCGTCGTAAACGTGCCATCCGCCGACACCGTAGCATGAAATGACTTTCGAACATCGACGTACTTTATTGCGTTCGTTAGCATTGTCTCTTCTGGAGTATAACCATATATGTATCGTCGCGCTGTATTTAGATCCACCGTCAAGTCGAAGGTCTGCGTCATATCGCTCAACTCGTCACGCAACGCCACCGCAAAATAAGAATAACAGAATCCCCAATTCAGGTAAAATGCCAACGAGTTTGGATTTTTCACCGTCAGCGAATACTCTGTTCCGGGCAGATTGTGCGAATTCCGAATCGGATGAAGAAAATAAACATGCTGATCACGGTTCGGCATCCTTTCGATACGATGGATGCGTTGCGAAACTTCCGCAAACCGCGTCACTGTCGTGATGTCTGCGTCTCTGTTGAACCTGTAACCCATTTCATTCGGCAAACACGTTGCCTGATACGTCTGGTCCGTGTAGGCTGGCAATCTTAAACGCATGTAAACGACATCCATCTCCCGCAGAGATGCAGACAACAGTCTTCCCTTCAACGACCTTAAATCGATGTCAGCATTCACGTCATATTCGGAGAAAAAGTAATTAACCATGGAGTGATCCTCATGACTTATAAACCGATACAAATCAACCATCCGCGCATACAATTGTTGAAACCACCACTTCAGTTGAAACTCCCTTTCGGAGCAGTGTACAAATGACGGAATAAAACGATAATCATCGTTCGTGTAGTCCGTGTAATATTTTTGGAAATATGTGAGTAATTTAAAGTAATCATCATTCTCAGTTAATATAGATTGTACGTCAGGATCGCTAGGTGTGATTTTATCAAACAATGATGTGTACCGAAGATCGAACGTCTGCAAACAAGCCATCATTCTGATAAATTGCCGCATAGCGTACGCTTTCTGAGCGTAAACTGGTGTAAAACACAAACGCTCATCAAAATGAACCTCTATCATTTCTCTCGGAGATCTTGTTTGGAGAACCGGCTTATCTAGGATGTAATAAGCGGTAATATTCAACATGGGGTTATTGAAGTTTACCGGCAAATCGCGATCAAACTCGAATTTAAGGACTCCGTTAGTTTGTACAACGACAGATGTCACAAAACCAGCAATCTGATCATCTTCATTTGTATCGTCCCAAAACCAGCTCGCCAAATGAAGTCCAGTCGTATCGCTGGTAATACCAGATAGTTGCAAAAAATCGCTCCCTTTGGCGCAGAACAACTCACGACTGTTTTTCTGCGATTGAAACACATGATTGAATGTGAAAATCTCCTCATCTACAATACGCGTGTCAGGTGAGAAAAATTGATGCTGCACACTACGACCTCGTTGGACTTCGATCTTATCAGATGGGAAAAGCAATCGATCCGAACCAGACTCCACCACCGCTGTGAAACGTCGCACGATGGGCTCCAAAGTAGGGCAATGTGTGAGATTTCCGGTCTGGTTATACACGTAGTACGCAACACGAGGTAAATCATCGATCGTATCGTCTGCGAGCGTATTCGGCAGAGATGCCGTTTCTGAAAAGATATCTTTGTAAGGACAATTTACAAGCTCGTCGAGCACCAACGATTTGTCAAAATCAATGATTCCCGTGTTACTCTGCACTCCAAACGACGGGAAAAACAGATACATACAAATCTCTTCACTTCCGATGTCCGCATGTTTGATGATGTTACGATGGTGCACAAATACAAACTGATTCGTCGTTGTGAAATCCTGCATCAAATCAGCCACGTAATCCCCTGCCGAAGCTCTACCTATTCCCCATTTTTTGTCGACTGATACGATATAATTAGCCCCGAAATACAGACCAGGGTACGCGTCCAACGTCATTTCCGCATCGCCGCGCATGAGAAAACGTCGCACCAAACGCGGACGGTGAGGAAACTCAACCATCAACGCAAAACGCCACGCACTATCCGCTTCCGCAAAACCGTACGCACGGTGTCCAGCCTGCAACACCACCAACGCGTACAAAAGATACACGTAAAAGTAGTCAAACAATTCCAGCGAAGTATCGAATATTTTATATCCCTGAAAACGCAACACCATCTCCTGCACACGAAATGTTTCGTCCGTGGCATCCACCACATGAAGATCCGTGCGTATGCCCTTGACATAATACGACACTCTCGAACCCACCGACGGAACCTCGCCATCCAACACCCGCAACTCGTTCGGCCCTATCCACGACACCTGAAACGTATAATCCATGTAACGCTCATTCGGGGCAAACTTAATCAATCTTGATCCATCGTCAGCCACCGACTCCGTCACAGAAAGACGATCGTTCAATAGAATATCCACACCTTGCAAAGCCTCCGCCACGTGCATCGAAGCGTCATTCAACATCGCCAACGTCGCCATGTACACCTCCAAATCGCCGCGACTGTGCTGAAACGCATCCTTCGCCTCGTGATACACGTACAACGCGGGAGCAATATCCTTCAAGCTGTCGTAGCTGTAACTTCCAGTACGCTCGTCACGAAGATTACGAACTCGGAGTACAAAATCATCCACTGATTTCTGTCTGCTTATCGCATTGAATGCATTTACTAACGCATTCCGGACGAACCTCATCTTGAAACCTCTTCGCTTTTATACGTGTACCGCCCCTCCTAAGCTTTCTCGCCTTCACATAAACTCTTTCCTGAACTCACGGAAACGCCCTCAAGGCTCGCAAATTGCGCCCGCTCTCGTCGTCTTCGATCGCCACGATGTTGGTTCTGAAGCCGCGCTGCGCAGGGCAAAACAACTTGTCGTTCAACGTGTAAATGTGCCGCGATCGCGACGCAAACACGAGTACATCCACATCCATATCTGTATCCATCACCATCTGCTGGTACACGACCGGCTCGTCGTCTCTGGTCGCCACGCGCACATACGGTTGCGTCGCTTGCTTCTCCAACATGTGCGGTATCGTGATGCCAATGACGGCGCCACCCACACCCGACAACACCACATCGCCTTCCGTCGCAGGAAATGCCGAATAAAAATCGTACGTGAGATACTCCAACGACCAAGCCACGCCATCCTCAAACGGAAGACGCAAACCCGTCGTCGCCGACACGCCGTCAATCCGCAACGGAATGTACATGTTGAAACGATCTGCAAACGCAACATTCAAGCGACACCACACGCGAGCCGAAGACGCAATGCTGCGAAACACAGCCTCCGGAGCGTCGCTGCGACAGGAGACCGTCATGCGGCTCACGCCGTTCTGCAACTGCACCGCGGAAGCCAACATGTGAGGCGCAAATGTGGCAAACCATCCAAAGATTGTTTCCGGAACGCGCTTTCCTTACCGTGAAAATTGCACTGACCCACTTTCCACACCCACCCCCACCCATCCGCATCATGCGCCGACAACACGGAAAGTCGAAGCCAGAAGACGCGCGCCGAGCCCGAGAGGAGCAGAGTCTGCAACTCCGAAGGTCGCGCAAAGACGACGCCCTGCGCGCCAAACGACACGTGCGAATGGAGGAGATGCAGGCGGAACAAGCCGCACCCGAACCACACGCAACGCCAACGCTCGACATGGAGGCGCTGCTGCAGGCGATCGAACAGGACGACGAACAACATATGCTCATGTACGTGCGCAGCATCCGAAAGCTGCTGTGCGCCTCCGCCGAACCGCCGGCGCGCCAACTGCTGGAACACGAAGGCTCCGTGACTCGCCTGATCGCGATGCTGGAGAGCGACAACCAGAAACTCGCCTTCGAAGCCGCGTGGGCGCTCACCAACATTGCGTCAACGCAGTACACGCGCGCAATCGTCGACGCAGGCGTGCTACCGGTGCTCGTGCGCAACCTTCGCGCGACCGACGTCAATCTGCGCGAGCAGTGCATCTGGTGCATCGGCAACATCGCGGGAGATTGCGTAGAACTGCGAGACCTTGTCATCGCGCACGGCGCCGTGCACGACATGCTGCCGTACGCGTACGAACAAAATGCAGAAACGGAGTCGCTGCAACGCAACACCGTTTGGGCGCTGTCCAACATCTGTCGCGGACGGCAGTGCCCGCCGGCGTACATTATGGCGCAACTGCAGACTGTGTTTTACGAGGTGGGATCGGTGCTGCTGCAGCGCGCGCGCACCGGCGTCGTCAACACCACGCTGCTTTCGGACGTGCTGTGGGGCATCTCCTACCTGACGGACAGCACCTCGGACGTGCTGCAAGCCGCCATCGACGCCGGCATCGTGGCGGCGTGCGTTCCCATGCTCGATGCCTCCAACCACATCGACGTGATCCTGCCGGCGCTGCGCGTGTGCGGCAACGCCGTCGCCGGAAACGACCAGCAGACGCAGGCGGCGCTGGACGCCAACCTGCTCACCTTCCTGCAACCGCTCACGCACAGCGGAAACAGAAGGCTGCGCAAGGAGGCGTGCTGGATCGTCTCCAACGTCGCCGCCGGAACGCCGCAACAAGTCAACCTGCTGCTGCGCGAGATTGATCTGCTGCAACACTGCGTCGACCTGCTACGACACGACGAACTCGACGTGCGGCGCGAGTGCGTCTACGTCTTTGCCAACATGATCGAAGAGGGCTCCTTTGAAACGGTGCACACGCTCGTAGCACAACTCAACGTCGTGCCCTCCCTCGTCAGCATGCTCAACGTGCCGCACAACTCCTCCATCGTGCTGATCCTGTCGGCGCTTCACAAAATTCTCGCGACGGCATCCAAGAACGGAGAGGACTGGCGCATGGCGGTCGTGCAAGCAAACGGCGTCGAACCCATCCACAGCTTGCAAATGCACGCCTCGCACGCCATCTTCCAAAAGGCCAACGCCATCATCGAGGACTTCTTCCGCGACGAGGAGGAAGACGACGGCGCCGACACCCTGGATCACACACCCCCGGTCTTTGACTTTGCGTGAGATGACATGACAATCGATACGATCTGCAAATTCGAGGCGGGCAAAATGGAGGTTCGTCGAGTCGCGCTGCGCGTGAGAGGTTTGAGGTCCGTAAGGACCGAGAAATCCTCGAGTGTAGGCCGCCGTACTGAGCTGTTCCACAGTGACGTTGCTCAGATTATTAGTAAAACGAAAGCCATGGCGTGCGAGGGGTTGAAGATTGCGATCGCGGTGCTGGTACTGGTGCTCGCCATTCTGGTTGGTTATATCGTCATGCTGAAGGAGAAGGTCAGGGGCGCCGACGTCAGCGCCGGTCGATTTGCGCTGGCGAAGGAGCAACCCATTCTCGATGCCTCTTTGTCATCCATCGGCATGCGCCTGCGAGCGATGAGACACAAGTCGCGCGCACAAATCTCCAAACTCGCGGCGGCGCTGCAAGAGCTGGCGAGCGGTAACAAGGCGGTCGTTTTCGTGTTCAAGGACGACTGCCCAGGGTGCAACGAACTCAAACAGGTGCTCTTCGCCAAAGGCAACGGCGTCAACGAAGACGCCATCGCCGTCGTCAAGGCGGAGGATCTCAACCAGGAAGAGATCCAGTTTGTCAGCACCGTGCCCGCCATCTACTACCGCGCGAACGGAAAAGCCAAGCGATTCCGACACAAGGGCGGCGCCGCCATGACCGCCGACGCACTGCGAGAGTTTGTCGACGCAACGCACAACCCCGGTGACAAAGCCACGGCAGTATCCATGGCGCTCGCCAAAATCGACACACACGAACACGAAAACGACAACGGAAGTCACGCCGAGGTAGATACGTCTCAACCGCAAGAACAACAACCTCCGCAGCAACAACAACAACAACCTCCTCAGCAGCAGCAGCAACAACAACAGCAACAAGCGCCGACTACGCAGAACGTTTACACCACCGAAAAGCCGGCGGAGGCGCTCAATAAGTTTCAGGAACTGCGCGCGAACGGAGAAGGCGCCGTGCTGCTCGGCATCTGCGCCATGGATTGCGGATGGAGCCGTCGATTCCTGGAGATGATGGCGCAGTATGATGGCAACGACATCAAGCTCGTCGCTTTGGTAATCCCCGATCGCGCCATGCCGGAGTCCGACAGCGGTACAGTCCCGCTGCTGAACCTTTACAAGTCGGCGTCCCATAACCAGCAGGAGGATATCAACGCGTACCCGTCCTGGATCGTCGCGACGCCCGACGGAACGGTGCGCAGCGGATCCGGCGCCATGGATGTCAAAAAGATTGTCAACCCGCAGCTGCAGATTTAAGAGAGACTCGACATCAAGCGCGGCAACAACGATCGCAAACGGTCCAAACAAGATGGTCGCAAACGCTCCAGATGGTTGGCGTCGTGCCGCAAAATGCCGTCCGGTCGCGCCACCGCCAACTGCAACACGTCCAACGGAACCCACCAAAGCGCCTTCTTCTCCAGAAATGCCCCGTTTGTCGTCACGCCCGACCGCGCGGGGTGGTTGCGCGTGAGCAGAGATCCCGAAAGCGAAGAATTGTCGTACGACGCGCGCACCGTCACCGAACCCGACTCCTCCGGCACCAACAACTCGCCGAGGTCCTCGTCGCTCAAGTGAAGCGTCGCGCCGCCCGCCCCCGCCCCCGCCCCCTCGTTGCCGTCAACCTCCGACGACCACGGCAACACGCGAACCAACAGCGTGCATCCAAACTCCGACACGTCGTGCGCGTCCACGTACTCGGGCAACGGAACCGCCGCGCGCGCCTTCTGAGCCGGACGCACCACCTGCGCGTAAAAGCGCGCGTGCAACTCGCGCCACACCACGTCAAAGGAGTGAGGCAGCGCCGCGTCAAACGGAATCATCTTGACAAAGGTGACGCGAGAACCCGTCGCACACGAACACACAAACTCGCCGTCCCGCAACGCGCGCGCGAAGGAGTCGCATTCGTCAAACACGTTGGCGCTGCGCACCAACGCCGCCCGAGCGTCGTAGTATCGCACACGCACAGACGGAGCGCTGCCACCCCAGCTCACCAACGCACACGTCTCCTCCCAAAACTCGCGCGCCGCGGCGTGCTCCACGTCCGCGTCAAGGTCGTAGCGACCACCAAAGTCAGACCACGTCTCAGAGTCCGCCCAGCCGTGCACGCGACGCTCCTTGCCCAACAAAACGTACACCGTACCCGTCAAAGCGTCGACCGAAAGCGGCAACACGTGCGCAGACCTCATTGCACCTTTGATTAAACTGCGTCGTATTGGAGCAGACGTTTTGAGGACCGAAAGGTCCGATAAAACGTCGTGGAAATCGCGACGCTCCGAGCTACTCCAAAGCGACGTGGGGAACCCGACGCACGTACTGGTTTGCAACAACGTAGCTTTGAGGGCGTCGAGTCGGCGTGTAAGAAGAGAAAAGCCGAAAAACTTGTAACTTGCATGAGCGCGGAGCTAGCTTATTTGGTTGCGCAGGCGAGGCAGCAGACGTGGAGCGCGCCCGCCGGGTCGAGCCTTTTGTACGCGAAGGAACGCATGGGGGCGACGCCGCAAACCGTCGCCGCCGCCGCCGGATCCGCCGGCAAAAGCACCCGACCGCCGCAGGTGCTCGGAACCTACCTCGGGTCCACCATCGCCATCGACACCAGCGCGCAAGCTGACTTCTCCGACCACGAATACCAAAAGAACTGGCAGGCCAGAGAATACGAACGAGGATCCATCGAAGACATCAACAACGAACAGGCGCAACAAGCTGCACTCCGATTCGTACAAAGACTCGCCGTCGGACCCAAACCCCGCGTCGCACAACTGCACCAACGCATCATCGCCGGACGCAGCATGGAACGCACGCAGTACATCATGCACGACGAACCCACACTCTACACACACGACGGAACCGACCCCACCATCGCCATGTGGAACGCCGCACAAGCGTCGCGCGTCGCATGGGAGTCGCCGCTGCCCTTCCGCGACGCCTACCGACCCGTGCAAGAAAACGAACGCAACGCGCGCGGACCGTGGTGGTGATCGCTTCCACTTCGCTTTGGAGACGTCGCACCGCGTATCATCGTCACTGTGGCGCACCAAAAGACGCACGTCAGAGCCTTCACTTCTTGGTCAGCTTCTTCACCTTGCGCTTCGGCAAGCCGTTCAGACGACTCGCCATCGACTCCACCACCGCCGGCGCTGAACCCATGCTCATCTCAAAGACCTGGTTGATCAAGTCGGCGTCCGCCACCGTGTCCGCGTCCGGCACCGTCTCGCGAATCAGGTCCGCCGCCGTCTGCTTCAGGCGACTCACCACCGCCGGGTTCGAAAACAACTGGCGCGTGTTGCGCGCCGCCTGCGACATCATCGAACTCGCACTCGAAGCGCCCGACTTCGACTTCGACTTCGACTTCGACTTGGAACGCTTCGAAGGCACCTCCCGACGCACAAACAACAACGACGCCTGCTCCGCCACGTTGCTGACGTGACTCTGCAGATTCGAACGGTCGTCGCCCGAAAAACCAGACAACAACTCCACCACCGACTCCATCGCCGCGTTCGGCACCAAATGACCACGCCACGTATCCACGTAGTACGCCACCCAGTCCGCGTTGTGAAACACACTCGTGCGCCAAGGATTCACGCTCATGTGAAACGTAAACGCGTGATGCAACAGAAACGAAAAAGAAGCACTCTCCGTCTCCGCTCCACGCGCATGCTCCACGAACGCATCCAACGTGGATGACACAAACGCATCCTCCGGAAGCGCCGCCTTCACGTTGGTGAGAAAATCAATCGCACTCGCAGCAAAATCCATCAACGACAACGGACGCGACGAAGGCACCGTCAACACCGACGACGAAGACGCATCAAACAACCCCTGCAGCACCATGTCGACACACCACGCGATCCGTAAATGCGAATTTTGAACACACAATGACAAAATAAGCAGATACGACACAGTGACGTTTTCGAATGCGACCCTTCTTGAGCACGACGAAACGTTTTCACGCGCGATCACGCAGCAGGCGCTGAAAACAGATGATGGTTTCCTGCGCCAGATACTGCGACACCAGGCACATGATCACCCCCAACATGGACTGCTGCATGGTGGAGTAAGGCGCCACAAACGACGCCACCGAATCCACATCCGTCGCCAGAACCTTTTGACGCGACCCAAACGCCTCAAAGTCGTCCAAAACCCTCAGACGCAACAGCTGCCGCACGCGCTCCACAAACGACCAGGAGCGGTGAATCACATACACCAAGCTGCCGGTTCGCAACACCAGCATGCGAAGCTCCGTGCGACCGCCGGACGGCGGCACCAAACACGACGGCATCGCGTCGCTCGACAACACGCGACTGATCGAATCGGCATGCTCGACGCACGAAGAACGGTGCAGCTTCACGTCGCGGTGCAGCGACTTTAGGAATTTGAAAGCCGACTCCGCCCGGTCGAACTCGGCGCGCACCGGAAGATGCACACTCACCGCCAAATCCATCGGCTCCAAACTGATCAACTGCCCGCGACGCGACAACAGTATACGCAACGAACGAGAGCTGGAACTGAACGCCATCGTGCTGCAGGAGGACGAAGATGACGCATCCGAAAACACGCGCAACGTACCCACAATCAACTGCGGGTCGTTCGAAGACGCCTCCACCACCACGCCCGAACACAAACGAAAGCCCGCAGACCACAAGTGAGGCAGCCACGACAGACTGCCGTCGCGCACGTTCACCCGCAAAAACAAAATCATCGCAAAGCTACTTACGTAACCCGCCGCCACCAACATCAACGCACCGCGCGTCAACGCCAACGCCAAAATCATCACGCGCACGAAAAGATCCATGCAACACGACAAGCAAGAAGAGACGACACTTTCCTATTCGTCACCGTAAAGGGGCAGGGCTGCGCGTTTACGAAACGTGTTCATTTCGAAACTGTGAGTTGTGTTTACAACTTGCCCCCCCCTTTTCAGACATGACGATCGAGATTCCCGAGACGATTTTGCTGGCGAACGCGATCAATCGCCTCTTTGCCGGTCGGCTGCTGACGGGCGTGCGCCGCTGGGTGGATTCGGAGGTGGGCGTGAACGAGAACGGAAAGAAGCTTTACGAAAGCCGGCACGAGGACCTGCACGACTTTGGCAGCGAGCCCGCCCGCCTGCGAGCGCGCGAGGCCGGACGCGCGCTGCTGCTCGAGGTGCTCAGCGCCGACGGCAACACCGTTCTGGGCGCGTACGTGCTCAAGTTCGGACTCAAGGGCTGGATGGGCGCCGTCGACGCATCCCTCGCCGTCGTCGACTCGGATGCAGTTCTGAAGCCCGTTCCCACACGGCAGCGCGCCGCCGTTGCGCCGTTGCTGGTGGTGGCGCCGTCCAGCACCTCCACGTCGCGCTGGAAGCACGTGCGCTGGAGCTTCCGGTTCAACGACGACTCCGCGCTGCGCCTCATGGATGACAGCCGAAGCGCCGAAGGCAAGTGGGTGCCCGCCGTCGTCGTCGAAGGCAACGCCGATCGTATCGTGCCCGCCTCCGAAGTGCCGCGCTCCATCGGATCCGTCAACACGATCGAAGAACTCACATCGCTCATTCGCGGCATCACCGCCGAAACCACCGTCTCCAAATGCACACTCATGGCGGCCATCATGAAGCGCCCGTGGAGCTACGGACTCGGAGAAGTGACGCTTTCCGAATGGTTCCATCGCGCACGCGTCAGCCCCTACGTGTCGGTCGGAGACGCGCGCGCCAACGACGCCATCGTGACCGCGCTCGGCGACTCCTTGCACGCGTGCATTCAGGATCGCGTCAACGGCGTCGAACTCAGCATCTACGGACTCGTCGACAAATCCAAAAACATTGGCGCCGTCAAGAACGTGTACTACACCAAGGAACACTGCCTGTTCGTCGAGTCGGAGGCGCCCAAGACGCGCAGCGCGCGCGCGACGAGCAGCGACGAACCCGTCGCCGCCAAAAAGAGAGGACGCAAGGCTGCCCAAGCCGAAGCCGCCGCCGCCGCTGCCGCTTCCGACCCCAACGAAACTCAAACCGCCGCCCCCGAAGGCAAAAAGAAACGGACGCGCAAGGACGACGCCGCCACCCCACGCACACGCAAGCCGCGCGCACCCAAACGCGCAGCAGCAACCACCGAAGCCGCCACCGAAACCGCCACCGAAACCGCCACCGAAACGCACGAGGCGTAACAATAAGAGCATCCACGTCGCGTTGGCCTCGGAGTAAACGTCAAGATGTTTCGGGGGACGGTGAGCCATAAAACGAAACGTTCATGCACATCGTTTTTGATGCACAACCATTTTCGATTTCGTCACTGCGACGTTTTTTGCGACAGGATGAGTGCGGCGCTGCAGTCGACGGTGCGCGCCTTGCGGGGCGGGTCGGTCATGTGGGTGCACGCGGGGCTGCGCAGCGTGGTGCGCGAGGGCGACGCGATCGTGACGCTGAGCGAGGCGGAACCGTCCATGGCGCCGTACACCATGCGCGCCCCCTTCAAAGCGCGCGTGGACTGGATCCTGCCCTGGAGTCGCGCAGCGCTGCACCCCAACTTCAGCGCCAAGCTGCTGGTGCAGTCGGTGAATGAAAACGACGCGCTCCTCGCGCTGTACCGACTGCCGCCCGGCGACGACGTCGAAGTCGCGGCGCAAACGACGTGCGGGCTTCAAAGGGACGCGAGAAGACTGCTGTGCGCGCTGCGACAGGGACACCTGAACGATCGCTTAAGGGGGCGGCAGAGCGACCTCGAACTCACCTTGTTCCAGAAGGCGCAGAGAGGATGCTCCGACGCCGAACTGCAGCTTTGCATCGCCGACCTGATGCACCACGAAGCGGAGGCGGTGCGGAGCATGATGATCACGCCCCTTCATCTGGAGGTGGATGGCTTTCACGTTTAGCAAGTGCTTTGGTACGTGAAGATGAGCGTTTTACGGACCGAGACGAGTTGGGAGTCGAGCTCAATCGAAAGGTTCAGCGTAAGGTCCTGCTCGAAGAAGACGGCGCCGCTCATGGTGGGCGGCGAAAGGGACACGGTGCTTCCGCCCACCACGCTCGAAGCGCCCACGCCCACGACGACGCTGCCGCGATACAACTTGTAGCTTGACAGCGAAATCGGCACTGGGGTGTCCAGCGTCACGGTCGGGTTCGCGCCGCCGGTCGTGTTGCCCCATCGGTACGCAGACCCCGTGTAGCAAATGACCGTGACGCTGGGAAAATTGAAGTTGGTGGCCAACACGATCGAGTACGTGTTGCTCTGCGACAACGTCGCCGTGCTGACGCCGTCCAACAAGAGAGTGCTCGTCAACGCGTACTGCACCTTCCAAACCGACGTCACGATCGAAGGCGCAATCACCGTCGGCGCCGACAAATACAAATTGGATCCAAACGTACCCACACCCACGTTGTCGCCCAACACGTACGCACCCGACGGCGAACCCACCGCCGACAACGAAATGACGTGCAAACTCAGAGACGGGTCGCTCCACGTAATCGTCGGCAACGTCACGTCCTTCACCAACACATTGTTCAGCTCCATCGTGTAGCCGCCAAACGTCAAATACGAAAACAACGACGTCTTCACCAACACCAAAGCACCATTCACCGTCGCCACCTGCATCGTCAACGTGCGCGCCTGGCGCGTAAACACCGAACTGGAGACAGAACTGGGACTTAGCAGCGTCACCGTGCTGAAACCCGCACTCGTCGTCGCCGTGTCGCAAAGCCCGCTCGCGATCTGCGTCGCGCCGTCAAACAACTGGTAAGACGACGCCTGAATCGAAAACCCGGACAGCGTCAGCGACGGCCACGTCGTGTTCACGATCACCTGGTTTGCGTTCAGGGACCACTGCAGAAGACTGAACGAGAAGATGCCCGACGCTTGGAAGGTGGCGGAGACGTTCACCGACACGTTGCTTTGCGAGGACAACGTGGCCGCGCTGACGCCGATCACGGAACCCACCACGCTCGTCACCACCGTTCCGTCCGCCAACCCCGTGCCGCTCAAAAAGGCGCCCGCCGACGGACGCCCGCCCGACACATACGTCAACTCGCTCGAACCCGCAGCAAACGACACCACGATCGCACCCTTACTGTTCACCATCGACACCAACACCGTCAGCGTCTTGTTGTTGAACACCGGCAACTGCGACGTATTCAGCACCGGAGCGTCCAGCGACACGACCGACGCCCCCAGCGACAGCGACACCGACGCCGCGCCGCTGCCCACCAACGCCGCGCCGTCATACACGTCGTAACTGGCGCGCTGCACCGGCGTCGACGGCGTCACCGTCAACCGGTGATTCACGGCGCTGTTCACCCACGTCGATGAAGTCGCCGGCGGCGACGTATCCGGATTCAACGTCTGCACCACCGTGTTGGCGTTCATGATCCAGGCGTTCAACGCAAACGTCGTGAAACGGTACTCCTTGCGCACCTGCAACGATGCCCCGCCCGTCGTAATCGTCACCACCATCGACCAAAACGCATAGTTGGCCGTCGAAGCCCCCATCGACGGAGCAGAAAAGTAGATGACGTTGTCCGACACCACGCCCACACCCGTCGCCAACGTCGCGCCGCTCGTTAACGCGTACGACACCGTCGTGTCCGGCGCCAGATTCGTGTAAAACACCATCATGTGCGCAGACGAAGCCCCCACCGCCCAACGCGAAGACGACGCACCCTCCACCACAATCCCGTTGTTGGACTCCATCACCCACGCAGAATACGCCACTGTGTTGAAGGGAAACGCCTTCGCCACGTAGTAAAACTTGCCCGACACCGAATACGCCGTCGCAATGTTCAGCATCGTATTCTTAAACAACGTCACCGACTTGTCAAAGACCGGCGGATCCAACGTCAACACATACGTGTACGGAGGCGTGAAGCCCGTCACCTCAATCGTGCCGTAACCGACGTACACGCCGCTCTCGGCATTGTACATCTTGTAGCTAATGTTCTCGGGCGCCGACGTGCACTGCGCCGTCACCGAGTACGACGTCCCTTCGCCGGTCGGACCCGTGAACGCAATCACGCGCGTGTAACTGAAATACGAGGTGGTCTTGTACACCAACGGAGATACAACCCCCAGCAGCGTAATCGACACGCAAAGCTCCAGCGACATGTCGTTGTAGGGCGCCACGCCCGCGCCGTAAAGCGGCGCCGACAACGAAAACACGTACCCCAAGCCTTGACGCAACCACGTCGCCGACCCCGTCGCCAACGGCGTCGTGCTCGTCGTCGTGTCGTACAAACCGTACGTGGCCGTCAGCGGCGTGTTGGAGACGTAATCCAACTTGAGGCAGTGCAACGCGTCGTTGTTCACCCACGAAGACACCTCATCCATCTGCACACTCATGTTGCTGGTCGGCAGCGACTCCAACGTGAACAAATTGTACGACACAATCTCGCCCTCCACCACACGGTACCGCGTGTTGGCAACGTACTCCGACAACGGATACACAAACACCGGAGCCGTGCGCGTAAAGGCGTGACTCGTGTCCAGGTACTGCGTCGCCAAACAAGAGCTGCCCACACAATACTCCTCGCGCCAAACCAGCAACGCCGTCAACGGCACCGACGCGTCACTCTTCTCGCGATAGTACAAACCCAACACATCCACCGGACACGGCATGCGCGTGTACCGACCCGTCACCAGCAACTCCGAACGGATCTTTTCCAAATCGTTCTCGTTCGCCTCAAAGTATCCAGTGTAGTACGGCTGCAACGCAATCTCCGTCAAGTACACGTACTGGTGCGGCAGCCAGTCGTTCTGATAAAAGTAGCGCGTCGCACGCATGTCGCTGTCGTCGCGCACCACGAACGGCACCGCCTCCATCTGAAACGCCGGCAGACACACCTGAATGCGCTGCGACACGGTCACGACCGGAACCGTCACCAACGTCTCCGCCAGCGTCGCCGTCGCCGCGTTCGACACGTAAATCAACACCCCCAACACATTCTGCACCACCGTGTCGCGAGGAAGCGCCACGCTGATCAACTGCGACCCGATCGAAGGCACCGCGCCGCGCAGGTACGTCAGCACGGAAAGCCCCGTCGTGCAACTCACGTACACGTCGCCCGCACTCAGCGTCACATCCATGCGATGCACCACGTCCGGCTTGATGCGAAACAGCCGAGCGTCCGACACGGGCGGAGCGCGCAACGTCACCAAACTGTCGCCCGTTTGCGGGTCGGTCTCCACCCAGTTTTGCAACTGCGACGCGACGCCGTCCGAACTCGCACCGTCCAGATACAACACCCAGTACGCCTGCGTCACCGACTGCGTCACGCGCACCGAACGCTGAAAGGTGTCCATCCAGTACGTGTCGCCGCTCGGCAACAACCCCAGCTCCGACGCGCGCGGACACTCAAACGCGCCGCTGTACGTCACCGAAATCGGACCAAACGAGGGCTCGTTCGCGATCACCGTCTCGCCCGCCGCGTTGCGCACAATCACCTTGATGTAGTACGACTTCGAAGACCCCAACTCCAGCGAGGCGTCGAACGGCGGCGCAAAACTGTAGCGATACGTTTGCGTCGTCGCGCCGCTCTCCACGCTCGTCGAAATCAGCTCGGTACTGACCGTGCACACGTAGCCGCTGAACGCGTACGAGTACGGCTTGCCCTCCGCGACGCCATCCGTGCGCGACGTGTAGTACTCGCACGTCACCAGAATCGGTGTCGTCTGCCCATCCTCCTTGTTGAAGGTGAGCGTGAAGCGGGCGTCGTACACCGTCTCGCCCGACGGCGCCAACGTCGGCGTCCACGTCCCCGTCAGCAGATCGTTGCGCGTCGCGAAGCGCGAGGGGCTGTAGTCCAACTCCACCGCCACGATGCGGCTGCTTTGCAGGTAGTCGCTCATGATGAAAAACAGGTCCGAACAGACGCTCGACGCCACGCGCGCGCCCGCGCGCGCCAACGGCTCCACGAAGACGGTTTCGGCGCACACGAAGGAGCTGACGATCGCGATGGGCAGCTGCGCCTTGCAGTACTTGCAAAAGGTGAGCCCCGAGTCGCTGTTGATCACTTCGAGACTGAGGTACGACGATTTCGAGACGGCGCTGTACGCCAGGTAGGCGTTGACGATGTAGGCGTCGGTCACGGCGCCCACGTCAAAGTAGTCGAGAATGGTGGTGGATCCGTACAGCACTCTGCCCTGCGCGACGCTTTCGTCGCTCGGCTTGCGGCGCAGCTCCATGCAAACGGTGCGCGGACTGTCGGCGCCAATCAGCTTAAACACGCAGAAACAAATCGCCTCCGGCACCAGCAGCGACGTCGGGCGCACCGAGACCGAGAAGATGGCGTTGGGCTGCTCCAGCAGGTTGATCCTTACGTTGTTGTCCACGACGGAGGAGCCGCACGGAACCACCATCGCGTCGTTCTCCACCTGCACCGGGGCGCCGTCCGCCAACGCCACCGTGCGCGCGGCATCCACGTCGTAGCTTTGAGAGAAAAGACCCACCGCCGTGTCAAAGGCGCAACTGACGCCCGTCGAACACTTGACCGGACGCATCCACAACGCCGTCTTGGCGGCCGTGTAGCCCTTGTACAAGTAGACCTGATCGCCAATCGAGACGCCGCCGTACGCCGCCTGCGAATTGTACACGTCGCCCGCGCTCACGTCGCCAAACACCTGCACGTTGCTCAACGTAGCGCCGCTGCTCACTTCCGCCACCAACGTGTCGCAGTTCCAGAAGCTGCTCGTTGCGGTCGTGACGGCATCCTTTTGCGACGTCGTGCTGCCCGTCACGGCAATCAACGTGGAGGCGTCGTACTGCGTAAAGGCGATCGAACCCGTGCGCAACGGAGCCACGCCGCTGTAGTCCCAGTACAAAATGCTGCCGTCAAACACGCCGCTTCCCGAAAAGCGATCCGACGCATCCGGCGTCTCCGCCAAAAACGACACCTGACTCACATTGTTGAGATTCAACGTGCAACTGACGCGGTACGTTTTTGAGGCGCCCCAGTCCGCCACCCCGTCCGAATCCACCAACGCCTTGATCCAACAACCCACGAAGCGAAGAATCGGCACGCCATCCACCACAGAACCCGCAAATCGCTGAGACACGTGCAAACGGTGACTGTACAGCTTCGAAAAGACCTCCTCCTGATCGGGCTGGTTGGAGGCGTAATCCTCCGGCACGTTTTGCGCCGTGAAAAATCCAGCTCGAAACATCCGTCGCGTCGTCTTTTAAGTACACTCAAAAAAAAACTCCAAACATTGACCCTCTAAAGTAACTCTGAGCATCGTGACCCGCACAACGTCAGATCGTGTAAAGCCACATCACTGTGGAACAGCTCAGTACGGCGGCCTAAACTCGAGGATTTCTCGGTCCTTACGGACCTCAAACCTCTCACGCGCAGCGCGACTCGACGCACCTCGCCTTGAAATAGCTCGGAACTTTCATCTTAGCTTCGCGTGTCGGTCCTCAAAATGTGTGCTCCACGACGCAAATCGACGACGTTCTGCATCGATGTGTGTGTCGCTCGACAAACGGATCGCAAGGTTATCTAGATAAACAACACCGTCAGTCGCAGCCTCCATGTCGTATCGGACGGTTCGATCCGTGGCGCTTACATCGAATGATGCTTCCGGATATCTTGGCTCGTCCCAATATGTTAGATGCACGATCACGCTCTCCGGCAACTGTACCGTTACCGGAACTCCCACCATGACGTGGAACAACTTGCTGAACTTAAACACCGGCTTCCGTGAGTCAATCACTTTGGATTATTTATCCGGATCCGGAACCAACGCTCTGGTCTTCAACTTCGACAACTACACAGGGTCAGTGCTGTCCTACGTCGGAGCGGACGCCTTCCTGACCTTGAATAGCAATACGAGTGCGGCGTTCTTCAACCCCGTCATTGCGTACACCAACGGAAGCAATCAATTCGTGGTCAACAACTACAATGGCATTTTGTACCCAAGCGGCACCATCGTTACGCTGAATACGAAGGCGGCGGTTCCGATTCCGAGTCAGAATCGTCTGGAGGGAGGCTTGACGGTTGCTGCGACTCCGACCGAAACCAACTACGTCAGTATCAACCTGACGTATGCGACCTTCATCAAATTTGCTAGGTACTCACTTGTAACAGGTATTACCGGAACCGCAGCAGGATCCAACACTTTTACGTGTGCTTCAACTTCCGATGCACAAAAATTTACAGTTGGTACAAGAGTTTATTACATTTTCGAAAACTACATACCCACTGGAACTTTTGTGACGAGTGTCAATACATCGACAAGAGTTGTGACGCTTTCTAAAAACTTTGTTCAGGCTTTATCACCATCTGTAATACAGGTATTCAGCGTGATTGCCGGCGCCGGTACGACTGGTACGAACACGTTTACGTGCACCACGCCGTCGCAGGCCAGCGCCTTCTCGGTGGGGTTCCTGGTTGAAAACAGCTTCGACTCTGTCACGCCCGCCGTGCCGCCCAACACGGTGGTCGTGTCCTCCAACACGTCAACCGGCGTCGTCACGCTCTCCAACAATCTCAACAACAACGCAACGTACCTGCAGCCGGTTGCTTCCGTGCGACTGACCGTGTACGACCGCTTCGGCGTCGCCAGCACGCAGTACGCCATTGCAAACATTGTCAATTCGACCAACTTAAAGTTTCGATGGGTGGTTCCGAGCGGCGTCTATTACGTATACCACACCGACGCCAAAGTGACATCCATCGTGCCGTCGCTGACCATCGACGCCACGCTGTTCGACTGCGATCTGGCGCTTCCGCCGCTGTCAGGCACCAGCTACACTTACACAGTCTCCAACACAGACTCCGGATCGTTCTACACGGGCGCGCGCGTGACGCCAAGTACCTTCGACGCCGCGTTCTCAACAGGCGCAACCTTGCGCATGCGCGTGATCACCAACAGCCCGGTGGCGTACAATACGTCTGCGAGTACTGTTTTAGCAAGCGTCGCAAGCGGAGGAGCCGGCGTCACGTGTCAGAACGCGGCCAACACGCGCGCGGAAGCGACGAGACGCGACTACGTAAGCGGCGCTTTGTCTGCAGACACAGTGAACACTGGATCAGCTAACATTGCACCGACCAATGAAATCTTTACCATGGTGGGGTCCGGTGGCATCACCACCAGCAGCCCCTTCTCATCGGGCGCCACGACAGCAACAGCTTCGAGTGCAGCGCTCGCCAGCTTGCTCGTGTACGGAACCAACGTGCGACCCACGCTGTCCAGCGCCAACGCTTCCAGCACCATCACAGGCATCAGCGGCACAACGATCACGGTGGCGCCGGGCTTTTCCGCCGGCTCTTCGACTTTGTACCCGGAAGTGACAGTGTCGTTCACCAGCGGCTCGCGCGTTGCCACCGTCACGCAGGGGCTGAGCTACGTCAACATCGGAAGCGTCTTTTTCAACGGAACCGGATCGAACGCACTCGATAACGTCGAAGTCGTGCGCCAGCCGTCCGGCACCAACACCATTGTGCTTTCGAGCGCGCCGGCGTCCACGGGGGTGGAGAAGTACGTGCTCAAACCCACGTACTCCAGCTACAACAATGACGTTTTCATATCCACGATGGTGGTGGCTGGTGATTCGACATTCTTGGTTGACAATTCGAAGCCGATCTCGCTGACCTTGACGGTGGGGGGCACAAGAACCACGACGCCCGACGCCGGCACGGTTGCTTCCGTCGCGTCGCTGCGCAACTTGAGCAACGGTGTCGCGTACACGCCGTCGATGACGAACACGCCGTCCGCCGCGCTCGCGCACACCTTCTCGTTCACGCCGAGCGCGGGAAGCAGCTACACCGCGTGCGGAAACAGCTCCGAAAGCAGCACCATTTGCGTCTCGGTGCTGAACACCACCTCCTTCAACCCCGTGATCGACCCGATCGGGTGCACCACCACCATCGCCAACGCACCGACGGCGTACAAATTCTACCCGACGACGTGGTTCGGCACGGCGTACAGCAACATAACTTGGAGCGCCACCTCCACGACCTGCGACGTCACCATCAACTCCATCACCGTCGCCACGTCCACCAACCAAAACATGATCACGGACGGAACGACGGTGACCGTCACCGTCACCCTGAACTCGTCCGTGCAGATTTGGAACACGGTCGGCGGCGTGCAACAAACGCTGCCGCTCAATCTGTACGATCGATTCAACAACACATTCTATGCCATCGTCAACAGCAACAGCAACGTCCTGACCATCGTGAACGGGTCCACGGTTGTCGGCGCCGTCCTGAGCAACGCCAACATTCCGGTCGGCACCGTCGTGACGTCGATCACCGGCAACGCCGTCGTCATGTCGGCGAACGCCACCGCCTCCGCCTTCAACGCGCAAGTGACCTTTGCGTACGCCGCCAACGTACCCATGACCACCGCCTCCGCCAGCGGCGTCACCTCCGTGCAATACCAAACCACCTGGAGCAACGGCGGCGTCTGGTACCTCACCACCACCAACAGCGGCGTCACCAACGCCTCCGTCGCCAGCTCCTACGCACTGATCTGCGACAAAATGCACTTCAAGGGCACGTTGCCGACTTGCACCTTCACCGACATCACCATCAACGAACAGGGAGCCTTCCGATTCGGCGCGCTGCTCAAATCGCCGTACAACGGAACCATCGTGATTCCGCCCACCAACGCGTACCTTCCGCTGCAGGTCGGGTACAACGGACCCGTGCAAAGCGCCTCCTCCGCCTCCTTTTCGCTGTACAACTACGTGACAGAGTCGGCGGCGGTGTTTTCGCCGTCGTACAGCGCCTTGGAGTCGGCGGGCGCGATGCGGGGCTTTCGGTACACGTTTCCGGCGCTTTCCAGCTGCACGGCGGCGCTGACGGCGCAGAGCGTGGTCATGAACGTAACGGTCGGATCGGCGCCGGCCGTCAACACCATATTGTCTTCACCTGGCTACCTTACGGCGGGCACGTACGTCACGTCGGTCTCTACATCGTACGTGACGCTTAGTTCGCCGGCGACAAACACGAACGCCGCCGCGACGGTTAACAGCGTCGCCATCTGGGACTTGTGCGACAACGCCGGAACGCCGAGCTACTCGGTGTCGGGCGAATCGTACACTGTAATCACCACGGCGTACGTTCCCGGTGCCGGAGCCAGCGGAACCAGCATCTTTACGTGTTCGACCCCCAACGCCGCGACGCTGTTCCGCAAAGGAACGTACGTCACCAGCGACGACGGCTCCGTGCCAGCCGACACGACCGTCACCGCCATCGACACCGGCGCCAACACCGTCACGGTCTCTGCCAATTTCAGCACTCCTTGCACCAAACTGTATCCCGAAATGAGACTTACGCTGACGCGCTACGACAACCGCATTCAGTGCAGCAGCGGATGCGTCGGCTACCTGGGCTTCGGTGCCAAGTTCAACGTCGCCGTCGGGCATCCGCTGTACGGACTTTACGTGACGGGCCTTGACGGCAACTACGCCCTTCTGAACTCGGCGGTGTCGACAGCCGTGACAAATCCGTACAACGGCGTGCGACTGCAAGATTCCGACAGCGCCACATCGGTGCTTTCGTCGCTGACGCTGCCGACGATGCAGATGGCCGTCACCGACGTCGCGGCGCAGAGCGGGTCGCAGCTGGCGGTCAACGGACAGACCGTGTCGGCCACCGCCAGCTTTTGGTGTTATTTGACACCATCCGTCATCCCGTCCACCTACCGACTGCGCGTGGACCCCAACGCCTCGTACGTCGCGGGCAGCAACCTGCGCATTTCCTTCGCCCAGGTCGGGACAATCAACACGACGTCGCAGCTCACACTCGTTGCCGTCAACCCCGGCTCGACAAACCCCAGCAAAACGATCACGTACAGCACAACCAACAGCACCGGCTTCACGCTCGACCTGTGCTACCGATTCGCAGCCTCGGCATCCACCGTCGCCACGTACGGGTTGTGTGGAAATTCGTACACGCCGGTCGGCGGCATGAACCAGGGCGTGGCGTACAGCGGCGTCACCGTCGCGCCGACGACGGTTTCTTCCATCACGCTGGCGTCGTCCGGCGGCTCGTCCACGGTCAGCGCCACGCAAACGATGACGAACACGGTGGCCTTCAGCGACGTATGCACCTTCCCCATGACGCAACTTGTCGGATATGTCAGCTTAGCTTCGACCGCCGCGTTCACTCTGTACAACAGCGAAGGCGCCTCCGTCGGCATCAATAACAGTCAAGGCTTCACCGTCAACGCCGTAAACAACCAAACACCGCTGTCGTCAACCGTTTCGAGCGTGAGTGCCACCTCGATCTCTGTCGCGCAACCCTTCAACGTGTTCGGTCAGCGACTTCTGGCGTCCATCGTACCAAGCCCATCGAATACGGTAAGCGCCACGGACGGCTTCATCAAAATGACATTTGCACTAAATAGCACGAGCGCCACGGTGGTGTACGGATCCAACTTCCTGAAAGTCGGAGCCATGATCTATTCGCGCTATATCGAAGGCGGCGACGCACAAATCACAGCGGTCTCCGGAACCACCGTCACGCTGAGCATGAAGGCGACCACAGCCGTTTCCAGCGTGCCCGTGCTGACGGCGTACGCGTACGCAGACGTGTTTACGACGGGACAGTCGGGTTACGTGCTGCCCAGCAACTACTACGTAAAGTTGACGACCACGCACCCGTCCATCGCGATCGGGTCTCGCTTGTTTTGCTCGGATTCCACGGTCTGGACGTCTCCGTCGCGCGTCATGAAATACGGAAGCCGCTTCACAATGAGCGCAAACGCCAGCGGTACGAGCGACAACGTCACGATTCCGATTAACACGTCGCCGGCCCCTGTGTCGATCACGTTTACGAACGGGTCTTCGACGGCGATGTACAACTACACGTCGGGTCCCTTCTTTGTGAGCGTGGGCAGCTTGCTGACGAGCGCATCGTACGTGACGGGAACGGTGACGGTGGCTTCCGTTACGAAAACGGCAACGGGATACCAGTTGACGCTGCAAAATACATTTATCGCTGACTGGGATTCGACGACCTACTTTACGGTGACGTCCGGTTCGCGTCCAGGCGTGGGCGCCGTCATCACGAGCTGGATGGGAACGTTCACAGTCGCGTCGCTCGTTTCGACGAACCGGTTCACAGTCTCGGAAACCATCAGAGGAAATTCGTATCAGACGCAGGTGCAATTCACCGTCGCCGCGCAAGCCATCGCAACCGGCACCGACACAAACGTCACCGTTTCTGTGGGCGCTGAAGTGGTCAACACAAGCCCCTTCCTGTTTGTCTTTTCCGGAAACCTGGAGGTTGGGTGGTCGATCGGCACCGTCGCAACGTACCTGCCCAGCGCCTCTTACACAATCAGCTCCTTCAACAACCTGCTCGCGCGCATGACCGCGCCGAACCAGAAAGGATCCAACGTATTGAACACGTTCCTCGGATTCCCGCAGTACAGCAACTTTCCGACCACCATGTCGCAGGTTGGCGGGGCCGGAGCGCTCACCTTCGACTGGATGCAAACGCGCTTCGAAAACACACCCACCGCAAGCTCCTTGAGCTTCCGACAAAGCACCTCCGCCATCGCCAACACCGCCAGATTTGTTGCCCGGTTACAATCGCCGGCCGTAACCCTCGACGGTGTCTCGTACCTGATGCGGCCGTCACAGTATCTTTTTTCTGCGTCTCGAAGCAGCGGAACATTTACATACTCATCAGGAACTAACCTGGTTGTCGTAGGTGACATTATCTACGGATCCGTCGGCGGCAGTTACAGAGCATTCACCGTAGCTACAACTCCTACTGCTTCCACCTTTACGGTATCGCAAACGGTCCCCGCAACGGCCGAATCCGCGACAACCTTCTCAATGATGTCTCAACCGACCTATAATTCGGACGGCAGCATGACTGGGTTGGGTAACCACACTTCCGATAAATATGACCAGCACCTTTACATGGACACCGGCAACATTACTGCGTTCACGTCGTTTGCGTCAGATATGAGAACCACCTACACCGTCAATTGGTGGATGAAACCTACGTCGTATGGAGTGTGGATATCTCCCTTCGGTTTTGGATCTCCATCCAGTAATCAAAGTCTCGGATGCAACATGTGGCAGAATAGCGTCGCTCCAGGGTGGGGCGTTGTCGGAGCTGGAACAAACAGCTTGATCATCGGACATCTGTGGTTCAACGCTGACGATTACGCATACGATAATCTTAACTATCCGAACGCAAGCGCCATCGACACAACAAAGTACCACATGATCACGTTGACCTGGGACGGAACATATCGTAGGACGTACTTTGATGGCGCCCTCTTCTTCACCAGTGGAACTATTTCTGCAGGTCCCAATTTTACAGGCCAGTATTTATATCTTTACAGATTCTTAAACTCAGCGACATACGGCATACAGAACACGATGGGCGACTTCCGCATGTGGAGTACGGCGCTTTCGTTAACCGAAATTTCCGCCATGTACGCGGACGGAATGCCGTAGGGCGCGTTATGAGCACGATTCAAACCGAAAACATGATTAGATGAGTAAAGCGACATGTTCTCCGCCGGCTACTTTACCGCGAGCGAAGCGACGGAGGATTACGGGTATCCGGTGCCCGGGACGCCGACGGGGCAGGATGCGTTTGCGCGCTCGTTTGCGCACCGCATACACTTGTCGCGCCGCTTCACCAGCGTGACGGGCGGCACAGGGGCTTCGAAGTCCACTCTGCCGCGCTTCGTGGGGTGCTGGGTCAAAGCGCCCGTCCTCGACGGCATCACAAACTGGGAAAACGCCAAACAGTATCGCATCTCGTGCGCACTCAACCTCAACAACGTATCGCAAGCGACGTTCACCGCCGAAACCACGGACGGAAGCGACTCCCTCAGCGGATTCGGAACGTACAACGACGAAACCAGTGTACTTTTCTGGCAGTACACCGGCGTCAACCCGCTGCGCAGCGGAACGGTGGAGCTGTCGCTGTGGGGCAACGACGCACTCATCGCCATACAAGGATCCACGCAATCCACCAAAACCGTCGTCACCGACTCCGTCGCCTCCTTCTGGAACTGCGCGGCGCTCGTCAACGACCTGCTGTCGGGAGAAAGATCCGTCACCACCACCGTGGACGTGTACGGCACCGCCAACGAAGGCACGTACACGTCGGACGTCACGTCGAAGGGATTCAGCCTCACGCTGCAACTCGTTTCGCTTTACAAGGGCGACAAACTGCCCGAAAACTACGTGTACCTGCGCGCCATTCAGTGCGGGTCCAGCGCCGCCCCGGGGTGCGGACTGAACGTCGCCACGAACGACAATACCGCGGGACTCACCGATAGCGAGCGCGTTGTGCGCTTGGCGGACGGAAGCACCGCCACCGTCGACCGCGACGCCATTCTGATCGCGCCCACCACGCGACTCGACGGAGGCTTCGAAGTCAACCTCGCCGCCGTCGGAAAAACAGCCATGATCGCCGTCGTGAAGCCGCTGCCGCTACTCATCGCCCCCCAAGTCGACTGCTTCTGCGTCATGAAAGTCACCGCCAAAAATGTCAGCGACGTTCTCTGCGTCGAACTGCGCAGATCGGACTCCGACCCCGACAACGAAGCGTCGCTGCGGTGCCTGTACGGACCCGACACCGAACAAAGCCTCGTCATCCTGCCCACCGTCGCTCTCGGACCCATACGCAACAACTACCACTTCACACTCTACTTTGTATACGACGCCGAAGAACACAACAACGTCGTCTCCCTCGAAGTCATCAACGTCGACACACAAACCTCGCAATCCTACACCATGCTCGTCGACATACCCTTCGGCATCCTCACCTCCTACACCATCGCACAATCCGTACTCAAAAGCGCCATCCCGCCCGACCAACTCATCAACACAGCCTACCTCGCTCGATTCCAAACCATACGCGTCACGGGATCCTACTACGGACGCGTCACCAACTTCCAAGCTCCACCCACCTACTCCACGCGCAACAGCATCCTGTACCCACTCTTCAACGACGGCACCGGAACCTTCACCCTCGTCATTCAAAATAAACAATTTACTCGCTTCTCGCTCCCCGTCTTTGTCGAGTTCTACGCCACCCGCGTGCCGTCCAACGGCACCAACAGCCTGTACACGTACTCCACGCTGCTTTCGCGCGTGCAAGCCACGCTGATTCGCATCGTGTCCGCCTCCAAACGCGACGGCACCGTTCTGCAGTTCCAATTCAACCCGCCCGTTCTGACCGCCACGCTCGGCGTCGCCAACACACTGTACCCACAGATCGTGCTGCAAGACCCAGCGTCCTCGACAGCCTCCAACCTGTTCATGAACGCCGTCTACGCAAGCCCCGTGACTCTGACGCGCCTGGCGGCCTTCGCGGTGCCCGATCTGAACGCGCTTTCGCTGCTGGTGGCGCCGTCGACAGAGCAGATTCAGACCAACTGGAGCGACGCCTCCACTCGAAGCGTCACGTTCTCGACGGCCGTGGCGCCAACAAGCGTATCGTACGCGGTGCGCACGCAAAGCGGCGTCGAGGTGGCGCGCCGAAGCGACAACGTGACGACCCCCTTCCTGGGGTCCTCCATTCCAAACCTGTACACCGCCTTCCTCGGGCCGCCGGACTATATCGCAGACGACTCGCTGGCGCTGTACGACGCCGGCGCCAAAACCTTCAACCTGATCGTCACCGTACACCTGCCGAACGACGCAAACTTCCAACTCAACTCCGAAATGGCGGCGCTCACCATACCGCGCTGGAACTTTGAACCCGTCTCCTTCCTGGTCGCATCCAGCGAAGCCGGCGAACCAGCCTTCTGGCAAAACGCAGACGCCGTCGCACACAACTACCTGTACGTAACCGACGCACAAAGCCAAACCTACATCGCCGGCGCCTTCGCCATCGCCGGCGTCGCGCAAGACCTCGAACCCGATCGACTCGTAGCTACAACACCCTACACACGCATGGCACTCGACGTATCCTTCGCCGACACTCAACTGCCGCTCTCCAACGTCAACAACGCCATCCCGTCCGTCTCCACCGGCGCCATTCTGCAGTACCAACTGCCCGACTATTATACATCCACGTACGAATGGGTCTCGCAACTCGCCTTCCTGAAATACTCGCGCGCACAATTCGACGCCGGCGTGCGCTACCGATTCGCCAACGGCAAAATCTCCAGCTACAACATCTTCAACCTCGAAACACCCACGCTCGTGCTGCAAAACACCAACAACAACACCAGCGCCTACGTCGCGCGCGACTCGGTGCACACACTCACACTCGACTTCCTGGGGCTCGAATCGACGCTCACCAACGCCTCCTACACTGTGTACAAAAACGCCGTCACGGCGGACGCCGTCGCGCACGGAACCTGCGCCGTGCTAAACACCTACGGCAACGTCACGATCACGCTCAACGCGCCGCTTTTCCTGCCGCCCTACACACCCCTCGTCAACACAGTATTCTACACCGTCGTCAGCTACACACTGAACGACACACCCACCACCATCGCCACCAACCAAGCCTTCACCGTCGCCTTTGCGTCGTGATCCAACGCCTCTCAGAAGTAACGCTCCTGGCTCTCGCACAACAGGTTCTGCACCATCAACGGCACGCGCGGCGACACGCAACCGTCCTCAATCATGGTCATCGGAACCTCCTGCCATTCCAGGTAGCGCTCGCCGCGCACGTACGCACGCACCAGACGACGCAAAGCGCGACTGTAAATCAAGTACACATCCTGCGCGCCGCGCGTCGGTCGCGGCAACACCTGCGCCACCTCGCGCGCGCTCCCCATGATGCGAATGGAACCGAGCGCGATCTCGTCCTCCTCGTTGTCGCCGTACGTCACGCACCGACAGCCCCGCACCGTTCTGTTCTGCGCGCGCGCAGCTTGCAGCATCTCCTCCCAGGTCATCATGATCACCTTGCCAGCCGCGCTCACAAAGTACATTTCGCCGCCCCCGCGCTCCGACTCCGACAACTCGTCCGCCGACGACGCCACGCGACGGTCCACGTGCAACATCACGCGCCCCTCCGGCAACAAAAACGGCTCCACGTCGAAGGAACAAATGTGAGCAACCTCCTCCGTCGTCGCGCACGGCAACACGTGGTCGCGCACCACGCACGAAACCAACGGAGCGCACAACACGTTGCCGCCGTCAAAGGCAATCTCCAACACGTCAAAGGCGCGGTCGGCGCGCTCGTACAGCAGCGACACCTTGCCAAACGACACCGCCATGTCCGAAAACCGAGACATACACAAAGCCTGCGCCTCCTCGTAGTCCGACGCCTCCTCCACAAACAAGCCGTAGTTGGCGCCCACAAAGTAGATTTCGCCCACGCGCAAAGTGGCACGCAACGACTCGATCCAGGCGTCGTGGCGAGACGCACAACTGCCGTCGCTGTGCACGCGCGCGCCAAACACCACGAACGGCATCAAATCGTCAACGTGAAAATTTAGCTTTTCAGCGAAAGACGACGGCGTCGTATTGCGTCGTATTGGAGCGGACCTTTTGAGGACGCTCTGAGCTACTAACATGTGCGCTCGCTCACGATTGATTTGAGGGTGTGACGTGTGTGGGCGCACGCTCAGGAGGATTGCGAAAAGATGCTTCTCCAGGCCTCGGGGCTCCAACCGCGGTACAGCGCCGTCACGACAAAGGATTCGTTGCCGCGCAGCTGGCAGCGCGCGATGGTGGGGTATTCTCGCACGTGCGCCAGCGAGGACGGCAGGTGCACGCGCGCGGCGTCAATGTACACCAGCGGGCTGCGGCTTTGGCGCGAGTACATGACGCCCATCGTGCTCGCGTGCCGCTGACTCACGCTCATGGCGCCCTGGCAGCTATGACCGATCAGAAGAAACTGCAGAGACGGCGCCCCAGACGACATCCAACTGCGCCAGCGCGCGACCGATCGCGTCGCTTTCTTGTAACACGATGTCGAATGTGCTTAGTGTCACCAACGGAAAACAATCGTCATGCGCGTTCACCGTTTGCTGATCCATCACGGCGTGGTACATCTTGCCGTCCAACCGCAGCGACGCGCCGTGCCCGTCGCTTTGGAGCAGCTCGGAGCTTCGTGATTTCCACGACGTTTTATCGGACCTTTCGGTCCTCAAAACGTCCGCTCCAATACGACGCCGCGACTCCAAACGACGCATCACATCCTCCATGCGACCGCGCCAATTGCTCTTCAAATGCCCAAGACCCATCGCGTGACCAAACTCGTGACTGATCAAGTAACGCTGATACATCCCCAGCGCCACAAAGCCGCGGTGCTCGTTGCCGCGCTCCGAACCCAGCAACGCGTCGTAGCTGCGCGCCGGACGGTCCAAACCTAAGAACCGATTCTCGTCCAACAAGGAGGCGCGCAACTGCATGTTGGTGACGCTCAAACGCTGCTTCACCGTCATCGCGACGCGCGCGTGCAGCCACGTCGAAGGCACCAGACCCATCGTGTGCGTGCAGCGCTGCGACTCCTCCATGCGCAGCCCGCGCCACAGGGCGTTCACAGACTCCGGGTGTATCCCGAACGCGTCGCGACGACCCGACCGCGCCAGCAAGGTCGCCACCATGTCGTCGCGCAACGGTATCACCTCCAACCCCTTCAAAAAGTCGGACCACGGACCGCACGCCACCGGCACCGCGTCGGCGCGCATCAGATCGGAACGAATCGAAACGGTCAACGCATGCTGCACGATCGCGGCAAACGAGTGGCGCGCGCGCTCGTCGCAATCGGGGTGCACCCAAACCACCAATCGAACGTGCGCGCGATCCTTCCAGCCCTGCAGCAGTCGGCGCACGTACTCCATCCTTTTACTTTCGATGCTGATATTAAACAACTGTAAATGTCGCCGTCCGGCACACGCATGCAGGCGGCGGATGTCGGGTCCATGGCGATGCGGGTGGCGCAGCTCGCGGACCTTTGCTTGCAGCCCGTCAGCGCGCGCGAGGGGTCGCAGGCGCTCATCGAACTCACCAGCGACGTGCGCACCGTGCTCGCCGCCGTGCCCTTCGCCAGCAGCTCCGGCGCCCGCAAGTTTCTCTTTGTGCGATGCCGGACGCTGCTGCGCGATCTCGAGGTCGGGGCGCGGGCGCTTCTGGTCGGGGACTTTTTCAACGCGCTGCAAACGGCGCTGGACGCGGGCGATCTGCACGAGGGACTGGTGCAGCTGGTGATCAACATGATACGCAGCCTGGATGCTCAAAGAGTGCCGACCCCCAGCCCCGTTCCACTCGCGCACGTACTGTACCGCGCGTCGCTGCACGAGCCGCTCAGCCACGACCTGCTGCTTGTATGCCGCAACCCGGCGTACCAGGCGCCCATGCTCACCGGCGTCGCCTACTACCTTGCGCAAGACGCGCTCTTCGGCAACGACGGACAGTGGAACAACGTGGAGTTCTCGGACGAACACAAAGCCATCTCCTTCCTCGCCTCCAGCTGCAACCACCCCTTCCTGTTCCGACCCAGCGAAGCCTTTGTGCAATACATGACGGCGTGCGTCGACGCCATCCCCACACGCATCGCCCGAAGAAGCTTCATCGACCGCTTCGCCCCCCAACTCGCAGAACGACTGCTCTTCCTTGAACCCGAAGAAGAGGACATTCTGCAGGAACTCGTCACCGAACAGGACGACGTCGAAACCATGGCGTCTCGACTGCGGGAACTGCAAGCCAGCTTCAGCACGCTGCCCAGCATGCGCGTTTGCGGAAACCCACTCTCCGCACTCTCTATGCACGAGGCGCGAAACGAACTGCTCGTCGAACTGCGACACGATCGAAGAGCCGAAGTACTCATCCTGCTACTGCTGCGCTGCAAAAATGCAACGACGCGACACGACGACGACGACGACGACGACGACGACACCGTGATCGAAGACATGGAGACGCTGTACCTCAACTTCATTCTGCCCGAGAACGGACACCCGCTGTGCGTTCGACTCGCCGTCGCACTCTTCGGATTCTGCGACCTGGAGCCGCTGATCCTGACGCGGCAGCTCGACATCGACCTCGTAGCGTGCGAATACTTTTCACACCGACTGCCGGCGCTGCTCCTTCCCGTCGTACTCGAAACACTCGAACGCAACGCACCCTGGGCAGAAAGCTCCGCCCTGCTCGATATTTTGCTCGCCAACGCCACCCAAGGCGTGTTTGGAAAAGACCCCGACGCCTACCTACCGCTGCTCAGCGATCGCAACCTGCCGCCCGTCGACGCGCTGTCGCTTCTGCTGATGGTGCTCGCAAACGGAGCTTGCACGGCTGCACAACAGGCGCAGCTGCTGCAGACGGCCGTGCTGCACTTTGCCGACGAAACCGAAGATGTCGTCTCCGCCGCCCGACGACTGACGCTGGCGCTGCACTTTACGCGCAGCCTGCACCCCGAACTTGCACTGGAGCACGCCAGCCTGCTGCAGGGGCGCGAAGAGCTGTTTCTGATGCACGCGCAGGTTCTGTGCGGCTTGCTGCCCGTGCCCGCCGAGACACTCGAACGCGCGCACCCGTGGGCAGCGATGCTGGTTGCACTGCACGACCCCGAAGCCTACTCGCACTTCTTTGGCGTTTTGCTGACCAACCTGGACGAGGTGTACGGCATGCCGCCGATGGTGCGCAAACGAATCGTCGACGGCGCACTGCACGCGCTGCTCACGACGGGACTGATCAACATGCTGCAGGACGACGCCGAAGCCGCCAGCCTCGTCGCAAACCTGCTCAACGTAATGGACAGCTTCAACGCAACCGACCTGGTCGAACACGCACACCAGGACAGCTGCCACAACATGCCCTTCGACGCGTCGCTAAACAACGAGTTGGACTTGTTTCCGCACTGCGAACTGAAACTTCACACGACGGCGCTCACGGCGCGCGTGCCGCGACTTTTTCAGGATGACTGGCCCGGGGCGCAATCCACCGTGCTTCGATGCGCCGTCGCCGACACGAGAGCCGGCGCCATCGCGCGATCCGCCATCGCGGCGGCGCACTACAAATTTCCCGTGCTGCGCTGAGCGTAAAAAGATGTCGTAAAGATCGCCGCCGCAAACATGAGCGATACGCCCAACCAAATGAACGATACATAGAATGAACGCACGCCCTCCTTCTCTTCCGGTTGCTCCTCGTGTTGTCCCTTCTCCTCTGCTTGCACCTTCTCCTGCAGCGCCGGCGTGCGCAACATCATCGGAACCGCCGGACCCGTCGGCACCACCGCCGGCTCGCGCGCCACCGCGTCGTGCACGATCAACGAGCGCGGCTCCACCACGGGAGCCAGCAACGGCGCCGGCTCCTCCAAACGAACAATCTCCGTCGGACGAATCACACAGCAAATCATCCAACGCGACGTCAACGACGACGTCACGGCCGGAATCGTAATGTCCGTCGTTCCGTTCTGACGCCACAACAACAGCGTGCCCGAGGAGGGGCGCACGTAGGACGTCAGCGACTCGCCGTTCCGAATCACCACGGGGGACACCGACGCCCCTTCGATGCTGTTGAGAAACATCAACGCAAACACCGACCCGATGTGCTGGTCGCGCGGCAAACTCAACGCGTCGCCGCGACGCACGCGCAACACCTGCAGACAATCCACCTGCTTGTCGCTCTCGACATCCACGATGGAACCGACGCGCTGCTGCAGACGCTTCACCACCTCGTCCTGGTGAAACCCCAGCGTCAGGCAGTCCGTGGTCAACAAACTTTTGCGCGAGGCGTACGATATGATAATGTTGAAGTGCCGCATGACGCTCGGCGTAAGGTAGCCGTTTACCACGAAGGCGTGCGCGCCACACAAACGCTGCGCGCGACGACCGGCGATGTACGCCGGCACGTCCACGGCGCCCGAAAACATGTCGACGCACCAGGACAGAGGAGCAACGTCCGGCACCGACTCCGCACTCATGCCGACCGAAAAGAAACTTTTCACGTTATCGAATGCCGCGCGTCAGAGCGAAACGACGGAAAAGAATTTGAACCGGCGCGGAACTTTCCGTACCGTGAACGCTCAAAATTGGGCGGCACAAAAATCACGCATGGCGACGCCGATCGCGGGCTCCGCTTCGCCGTACCGATGTCGCGACTGCAGCGCCAGCGCGTCGCTGCGGAGACTGGAGGATGTGTCGTATGTGGTGTGCTCCAATCGGGGGTGCGGCGCGCGCTACCGCTTTGAAAGCGGACCTTCCGCGCCTTCCGTGTCGATCGCGGGGTCGCCGCCGTGCTCCAAGTGCGGCGGCGGCAGCGTGACCAAGACGGCGGGACAGCAAAGTCGCCATCCCGGACGCGAATTTTATGCGTGCGGGCGGTGCAACGCCTTTGTGGGGTGGGCGAACGAGCAGGCGGCGACCAGCAACGTCATGTGCAAATGCGGCGTGCCCGCGCGCTTCGGAACGAGCAAGTCGGAACGCAACCCGGGGCGGAACTACTACGGATGTTCCAAGTCCAAGACGCGCGGAGAGGAACCGTGCGACTTCTTCGAATGGTTCGACGCTTCTCGACATGCCGACGCACACGCTCCGACAGCACCGACACCGGCACCCGCACAAGCACAAGCTCAAGCACAAGCACAAGTACCGACACACGCACAAGCGTCGACACACGCACCGACACCAGCGCCGACGCGACAACAGGCTGCATCCGGGCGCTGCCTTTGCGGGCAGCCGCACGAGTCCTTCGTGACGCGACCGAAGCGAGAGGGCGAACGCGGCGTCGTGTGCTACCGATGCGCGCGCCGAAGCTGCCGCTACATTCGAATCTGCGACAACCTGCACAGCACAGAACCGCCCACGCAACAGAAGCTGATCGCCATGCGAGGACAGGCGCTCGTCAAGCGCGTCGAACGACTCGGAGCCGACGCCGACCTCGACGCCCCCTTCGCGTCCGAAGATGTCATGGCGCTCGTGATCCTCAACGACGCAGAGATCGAGCTGATCGCGTCCTACAAACAGGGAAGCCCGGAATGGATGCTGGCTCACTGGCTTCGCATCGGAGGCTCCAACATCGGCGCCGTCGCCGGCATCAACCCGCACAAAAGCAGAGCGCTCGCGTTGCGCGACATTGTGTTCGGACAGCGACCCTTCACCAACGACGCCATGACGTTTGGGTCAAAAATGGAGTCGTACAGCCGTCTGCAATACATTGCCCATCGCGGCGGCGCGCTGTACGAACGCTTTGCGCAACACTACGGCATCAACCCCGACGACATGATGCACAACCGAGTGCTGGGCAGCAAACGACCGCGCCCCACATCCTTCCAATCCATGCTGCGACAGCTGGACGGCGAACCCGCCGCCGCCGCCGCCGCCTCAGACGACGAACCGATCGCCGCCAAACCGAACGCGCGCGCGGCGCCGCCCCCCGCCTTCATCGAACCCGACTTCCGAGTCGAAGCCGCCAACTTCACCATCTTCCCCAGAGCCAAACACCTCGGAGCCAGCCCCGACGGCATCGTGCTGTACACCGACCCCGTCACCGGCGTCGCCAAGCGCGGCATCCTCGAGATCAAAACGCGCAGAGGAGGAGACCTCGCACTCGACTTCTCCAACCCGCACGGACGACCGCACGCACACACGCACGCCAACGCCTCCCTGCACGTCCCCGCCCCCGACAACATCCCGCACCACTACTTTGCGCAGTGCGTACTCAACATGGCGATCCAACGCGCCTCCTTTGCCGACTTTGTCGTGTGCAACACGTCCGGACTCGAAGTCACCACCATCAACATGACGCCCGACGTCGAACGATTCTGGAACGAACTGTACCATCACGTCACGCGCTTCTACAAGGACGCCGTCATCCCCGCAGCCGTCGACGCCCTGAACGGTGTCATTCACGAAGATTCGCCACTCGACACCTACGTCGCGCGCGCGCTGCGAGGACCCGACGCCGTCGAAGTCGCCGACGCGCGCCACAACGCCACCGCCTAAAATCGAACGTGCCACAGTGTGACTACGCTTGAACGTATCGATGAATACTCACTGTCCCGTCGGCGCTCACGTGGTGCATGCGCTTGCGCGCGCGAAACATGCAGGCTGGCATGTGGTCGCGCGCCGACTTGCGCAACTCGTGCAGGAAAAGGAGCTGGTGACGATGCGGATTGTAAAGCAGCGCGCCTTGCAGGACAGTGACGCTGACAAACATTTTCCCGCGCGTGCGCTCCGTCACGCGCTCGAAAAAGCTCTCGTCCAACTCCACAAAGTCGCGCTCGTCCGTCGGCGTAAGGGGGTCGTCGCCGTTGTCGGTTTCGGTGTCGTCGTCACCCGCAGACTGCAACAACGCCCGACGATGCTGCAACAACGGAACAAACAGAAAGTTGAGCTCGTCGCTTTCGGCTTCCGCGTCCTCCGACGAAGACAACAACAACAGCTCCGCTCCGCTCGCGCGCGCAATGCCGCGGGCGTGAGAAAGCTGCATGCACGGCGACAGAAAAGTGACCCGAGCACCGCGACGCTAGAAACCTTCCGCGAACGTTCCGCACGTCGCTTCGACGGTATTCATTTGCTCTTGGTGCTCAGCGTGATGTTAAACTTGGACTTGATCAGGGCCTTCGCGGCGGTGATGGAGGGGCGCGACCACAGCAGCCAGCGCGACCAGAAGCCCGCCGTCCAGACGCCCGCCTTCGACCCCCACGACTCTTTGGTGGAGGAGACGGAAGCTGACGTCTTGCCGCCGTGACGCACCACGTAGCGCCGCATGCGCTCCGCATCCTTGTGCATGGTGTAGTCAGACGCGCCGCGCTGCCCGAAATCGACGTGACGCTTCGGCACCACACCCGGCGGCGTACTCACGCGCCACTTCTTCAAAGGCTTCGGACTCTTCGTCAACACCAACTTCATGAAAAACAACTACACACACACACACCCCAACACACTGTCGCTTTTATCTTCGTAAGTCAAACAAACGATGATGGCGCAAAAATCCACCAACTCGGAGGAGTGCAGCGTCTGCGTGCAACCCTTTCGGGCGACGCGCAAACGGTGCGCGTGTCCCTTTTGCGGCTTTGAGTCGTGCGTGTCCTGCCTGCAAACCTTCATTTTGTCCGCCGAAGCAGACGCCAGCTGCATGAGCTGCCACCGACCGCTCACGCACGCCCATTTGCAAAGCATCTGCCCGCCGTCGTGGCTCGGCGGCCCGTACCGCGACTTTCGTGAACAACTGCTGTACGCGCGCGAAATGACGCTCATGCCCGCCACCGTGCATCTGGCGCGTCGCTTGCGCGCCGCTCGCAACTATGAGAACCGCCGCCGGGAAGTGGCGACGCAGTTCCAAGCGTTGCCTGTCGACATCGAAACGCGCGCCACGATATCAGAACGAGATGCGTCGAGGTGGCTCGACACGCTGGCGCAAGCAACAAACTCCGTACCGATGCTTTTGCAGGCGGCGCGAGAAGATGCAGACACCGAAGTGCAACTTGGAGGACCGCCTGCCATTGAAGCAGCAGCAGCAGCAACAACAACAACAACAACAACAACAAACACGCCCACCACACACCAAGATGTCGAACCCGTCAAAGCGACCCCCTACGTTTCCCCGTGCCCCAACACATGCAACGGATTCTTAGATGCGCGCGGAACATGCGGCATTTGCGGCGCGCGGGTTTGCGTGCGATGCCACGCCGCACTGCCGACATCGGAAGCGTCGCACACCTGCAACCCCGACGAAGTGGCATCCGTAACCCTGCTTCGACGCGACACCAAACCCTGCCCCAAATGCGCCTCGCGCGTTTACAAAACGGGGGGCTGCGACCAAATGTTTTGCACGGCGTGCAACACCGCCTTTTCGTGGAGCTCGCTGAAGATTGTCACGCGCGGCATTCACAACCCGCACTACTTTGAGTGGCTGTTCCGAACGGGCGGGGAGCACAACGAGCGCATCGCGAACGAGCAGATCGACGCCGCCAACGCGCCACAGAACGAGCAGGTCGACGCCGCCGTGCCCGACTGCGTCAACACGGTGGAGGATTTTTCCCGCATGTGGAACGACTACCGAGGCTTCGGGTCCGCGCGCGTCATGAGCGCCGTGAAAAGATTCTTTGCAGGACGCGTAATCGAGCGCAACGAAAACCGCTATTACCTGCGCGGCGAAATACACATCGACCGAGCGGCGCGCGATTTCGCAACGCACCTGCCGCGAGAGCACGCGATGTGCCTTATGCTGCGCTACGTCGAAGAGTGCAGAGTGCTGCTCGAAAACTACGAAGCGCTGCAGAGAATGTCGGAAAGCATCGACTCCGTCGTCTTTGGCATGAAAACCATCGAGCGCAAACTGCAAAGCGTCGCCGCCGCCGCCGCCTTTCAACGATACCGAGAACGAAGCGGCATGCGCGACGACGACGTGCGCGCCACGAACGAGGACCTGCGCGCGCTCTTCATGCTGAACGAATTCGACGCCGACCAATTCAAACGAGAGCTGGTGATGCGCGAAGCCAAGCGCGCGCGCGACGTGGAACGCATCGAGTTGATGCGCACGTATCTGGATGTCGCGGCGCAAACGTTGCATGCGCTGCTGCAGCTGTTCGTGCGCAACCCGGCGGCGCACCGGTACGGCGACGAAAACGTGCAGATCATTGTGTCGGCGGTTGCGAGGTTGCCGGGCAGGGCGGAGCTTTTGCGCGAGGTGGATCGGCGTCTGAAGTCGTTGGACGAGCTGCGAAGCTTTGTGAACGAACGCGCCTGCTTGGCGTCGCAACGGTCGGGGCGCGCCACCCTGCAAGTACTGCCGGACGGAGGCGTCGACACACTGCACCTTTGGAACGACCGAGTCAGAAAACAACCGCGCGAAACGCAACCGGAGGCGCGGCGGCGGTATCGAATCGCGGCGCTGTGAGGAACGATTCGTTTTATGAATCACGCGCTGGACCGAAAGAAGGAGCGCATGTTGGTTTGCGTGGCGGGCGCGCGCGCGCGTTTGCGATCCTGGTCGTGCTCCGAGGCTGTTGCGCCGGCGGTGGCTTGTTCGTACGTCGGCGCCTCTTTGCGCAGCGAGAAGCTGGCTCCGACCAGCGCGCGCCGTTGGTCAAACGAAAGTTCCAGTCGCTGCGCGCGCGCGCCGTCCAGCGTCGCCTGCCGGTTCAGCTGCAGGTTGACTTCGGAGCGGAACCACGAAAGCAACGGGTCCAGACTCGGAAACCCGTCCGCACACAACGGACCCAGCACCTTCACCACCGGGTTGTACAGAATCTGCCCGCCGTAAAACAACCGGTCCGGCACATTCTCGCCCGTCGCCAACATCCACGTCGGATGATCGGTGTGACTCGCAGCCGAGTCGAGAATGCGCGCACCGACAAGGTTGCGGCGCGCCCCCTTCGTCACCATGCACGTGCCCCCACTCGCAGCAGGAACGCAATGCACGAACGGAACGCGATCACCCACCTCGTAACGATCCATCGCACCGCGCGCCTGCAGCAGCTGAACCACGCTCACGTGCGGGCGCGGGATCGCGTCCGCGTACTCCGCCAACTGCATCGTGCGCACGTACTTGGACAACGGAAGCAGGTTTTGCGCCATCTGCACGTACACGTCGCGAACGACATTGTACATGTGCACAAACTTGGCGCGCTTCCAGCGCTCAAAGTCGTCGCGCTGCACCGGCGGTTCTCCCTCCAGCAGAATCTTCAGAATCGCCAACTGCGTCTCGCGCGCGGCGGTGGCGCGGTCGCGCCGCACGGTGTCGAGCCCTTTCGTCTCAATCTTGCCGGGCTTCGGGCGGTTGTTGTCGTCGGGCACGCGCTTCATGAAGGCGTAGCACTTCTTCTTGTCGCTGAACCAGACCGGCTGCTGCAGCTTCTCGAGCTCCGTCACCATCGGCGGCGGAAAGAGCGCGTTCACGTCGTCGCGAAGGTACAGCCCCAGCTTCAACGCATCCTCGCCGCTGAACCCCGGCAAACCCACCATGATGGAGTCCGTGTCGCCATACAATGTGCACACCACGTCGCGCGCGTCGCCCAAGAACTGCACCTGCTCGTGCGGCATGCGCTTCACGTCGCGATACCAGGCGTTCACGGTCTCGGTCAGCTGCACCGGGTCGCGGTACAGTCGGTCGACGCGCTTGGCGCAGCTGTTGATGGAGTTGCGACCCACCAGGCAAACGGTGGCGCTGACGATCATGCAGGCGTACAGCGCCTTGTCGGACGCGACGCCGAAGAAGCCGTACAGCGCGTTCGCCAGCAACTTCAAAGCCAGCTGGCGCGCATCCAGCACGTCGTAGCGCGGGTCCTCGTCGCTCACCGACTTGAGCTCCAGCTTGGCACGCTTGCGCGCCGCCGTCAGCTCCTCCAGCACCGTTGTGGTGATGGACTTGACGTGCTGCACCACCGCCACGGGCAAGCGACCCGTCGCCTTCGAAGCGCTGCCCTTCAACTCGCCATCCAACATGTGAAACTCCACCACGTCGGCAAGGTCAGAAATCACCGACGCATCCGACCGATCCAAAACGCGCACCGCGCCCCACTCCTCCACCGACCTGCACGCCTCCGCCTCCGTCGGCAGCCCGTGATCGCGCACCGGAAGAAAGGAGCGCTGCGACACCGCAAAGTGAGGCTTCGCGACAACCAACGCCTGCTGGCGCAATCGGGCGGGCGCCGTTCCGGAGGCGTGAGCCGCGCGCGCGTCGCGCCGCAAGCGCGCAACCAACGCCTCCGTCTCCGCGCCCGGACGCGACGGCAGCATCGTGTCCGGACCCAGGTTGAACGCCTGCATGATGGAGGGATACAACTGCGCAAAATCCAACGTCACGCTGCGACCGTACAGACCCGGAATCGGATCCTGCACAGCGCCGCCCGGATACGGCACCTGCGACTCCGGCACCGGAAGATACGGGTCGTCCAACACAAAGCGACTGACGTGATTGTACGCCGTCGCAAACAGCTTGTTGTAGCCCTTGTGCTGCTGTCCGCGCTGACCCACGTCGCTCATCTGCACGCGCGCAATCGAACTCTGCTCGCGCGTAAACGGAATGATCGTCAGCGCCACCATGATGCGCAAAGGCATCTCCACGTCCACGGCGCAGTACACGCAGTTCAACGCGCGCCCCACCGGACCCAAGCGGTGCAGCGCAAACAACTTGCGGTAGTTGTTGTTGCCCAGAAAGGCGCGCGCGTCCAGAAACTTGGTCTGCAGGTAGGAACGCGCCACCGTTGCCACCGACGCCGCGAACGGAACCGCCACTTCGTCGCCCGGCGTGCAGGACGTCAAATGAGAACGGTCCTGGTGCAGCGCGCGCAACAACGGAAGCCACATCGCCTGCACCCAGTCCTCCGACTTGCCGCGCACCACGTCGTCGATCGAACGCGACAAATGCGTCAAGGCGTTCTCCAGACGCTCCGTCGGTCGAGTCGGGTTAAAGTGCAGCGCCGTGAAACGCTCCTCCAAACCGTCCAGCGAGTACGCCGGCGCCGGCACCGAACGCACGCGCGCCGAAAGCGATGCAATGCGCGCACCGATGCAGACAGGAACTGAAACGCCCGCCGACACCGACAAGGGGTCGCTGTACGACGCATCTTCGTCACCCTGCTGCTCCTCCTCCTCCCCATCACCATCCACCTCCTCCTCCTCCTCCTCTTCGTCACACGCCGCCTCCAGCAGCTCGTGCATGTCGAGGCTTTGGTCGCGGTCCGGCGCGCGTTTGCGCTGCGTCGGCGGGGCGGGCGCCGGTTGGTCGTGCGCGATGCCTTCCTGCACCTCTCGAAGCTCCGCCACCTCCGCCAAACCCTCGCATGCATCCAAAACCGCACTGAACGGCGCCTCCAGTCGCGACGCCTCCTGCTCGTCTTGTAGCGCGTGGTGCACCAGACGCAGCAGGCTTTGCAGCGCGTCCAGCATGCAGCGCGTCGCGTTGCGCACCGCTCCCGGCAGGTGCAGCTTCACCTTGCTCATCGAGACGCCGCTTTCGGAAGCCACCGTGTTCATGTCGTACTGCGTCATCTTTTTGTGTGCGCGGGCGTGCATGATGGCGTCGATGTCGAAGGATCCGGCGGTTGCAAACAGGTACATGTTCTTGCGGCGCGACTGTTGCGTGTGTGTGTGCGCGTTGGAGGCGGCGGGCTTCTTGGCGCGACTGTTGCGCGGCGGCTTGATCTCGTCCACGTCGGCCACGTCCAGCAAAAAGGCGGAGCGCATCCAGAAGGAGCGCAGCGCCGCAACATCCGGTTTGCGCCCGGCGCGCGCCGCCATGTAGCCGTTGTCGTACTTGGTTGTGTTGAACCCCAACGTGATGTCGGCGTGGCACTCGATCATCAGCGCCGTCGCTTTGTCCAGCAAGTCGCGCTCCGTCGGAACCAGGATCGGGTCCACGCGCATTTCGTCGCGCAGCATGCGAAGCGAATCCTCCGGCAGCTCCGTCCGCGACAACACGATGCCGCCGCGATAGCTGTGCGCGGGGTCGCTCGGCTCCGAGACGCCGTAGCTCCAGGCGTGCGCATTGTAGTTGATGATGGGAAACGGAGAGCGCATCTCGTCCGGCATTTGGTCGTTGTTGCTAAAGGTTTCAATGTCGTGACTGAACACGGTGAAGGGCGCGATCAGCTCGCCGCGGTTCACGGGCGAGAAGGCCATGTGGTCCAGCTCCAGCTCGTACTGCCGCCACGTTCGACGCGGCTCGTGCGGCGCGCGCACACGCGTGCAGGACGACACCGACACCGACACCCAGTCCGACGGCGCCATGTGGTGCTCCACGCAAAAGCGCGACACGTGCGACACCTTGCGCTCCACCAGCTCCACTTCGCTGAAGGACAGCGACGCCGCGTCGTTGAAGCGCTGGTTGTACACCTCCTCGTTGCGCAGCAGGTAGCTCAGCATGGAGGCGCTCTGCATGGTGGGGAACGAAAGGTACATCGTGCGACGCATCTTGCGCTCCAGCGAAGAGGCGGGGGCGTCCGCTGCCTCGTAGCGACTTGCGCGCGAGCGGCGCTCCATGCGCACCGACACCGAAAGGTCGTGTCGCGCAAGCCCCGTCACCTGCTCCACCTTCTGCACCCAGTCCGCCAGGCGCGCCGACTCAGCCATCTCCGGAACAAAAAGCACAACAGAGGGACGCCAGCCCGTGACGCGCGCAGCCACCGAGTGACCGCTCTCGGAGCGCCCAAACATCCAGACCGAGACGCAGCTTCCGTTCGGCGGCGGCATTGCGTCGCCCTGCTCGATGCGGTGCGCCACGATCGCCGAAAGCTGCAAACGGTCGTCGCCCGGCATCGAATTCTTCTTGAAGAAGTTGTCGCGCACCGACGTCAGCGTGTCCGACGCGTTCGAAGCCCACTCGCGCGAGAACGGCTCCGGCAGTGCAGCGTCCAGCGGGTCCAACAACGGCGGATCCAAGTCGCGCATCACGATCTGGTACACCTGAAAGACACACTCCGACGACGGCGCCAACGCCCGGTACGACGGACCCACGCGCGGGCGTTCGATGATGCACGACACAGCCGAGGGAGCGGAGGCCGACATGGCTGCCAAACGTGCACACTGCGTTCCCGAGCGCCAACAAATTGTGACACAAATTTACATACATGCTCGGAACGTTCTGTAGAATTTTCACTACCAAATAAAAAGAAAGAAAAAGCTTCATCATGGCGATGTCACCGCAAAACCGCAAACTCGTGATCGGTATTTCGATCACGTTGGTTGTGTTTGGCATCATCGGCGCCATCGTCGGTGTGATTTATAACACGATCAAGAGGTCTGCCATCGGCCAGGCCATTGGCGGCATCAACAAGATTGGTAAATTGGGTGTCAAGGCCGCCACCGGCGTCGCTTCCGTGCCTTTGAAGGCGGTGTCAGGAGCGTCGGAGGTGCTGACCAGCAAAAACACCGGTCGAACGATCGGAAGGGGCTTCAAACGGATGGTGGGCGGCAAGAAGAAGAGGCGCAAGAACCGTATGGAGCTTTTCGCGGGCGAGGAGGACGATTCTGACTTTGACGCTTCGGAGGCGCTCGAAAGCAACTTTGAGATGCAGCACGAATCGACCTATGAGGACGACATGTTGCAGGAGCAGGAAGTTCCGCCCGACGTTGATTCGATTTCGCCGGCGTCGGCGTTGGAGGCCAATTTTGAGATGCAGCGGGGTGCCTAGAAGCGTCGATTTGAGATTTATGGCGCGCGTTTTTTGATCTCACGCCTGCGTGCCGGTGACGTTGCGTTGGTCGCGGATGGAGAAGAGCAGCGTGAAGTCGTGCTCCATGCCGTGAAAGTCGACGGGCGTCATGTCGTCCTTGTACCAGCTCACGATGAATTCGTCGACGTCGTTCATGGATCCGAGGTCGGTGTGCATGAGTTGTTCGCTGATGTTGGTGTAGCCGCCGCCGCGTCCGATGCTGAGCTTCGTGAAAAAGTAGAGCTGCGAGTTGTCCACGATGGTGGAGTACTTTTGGGTGCGCGAGTTGTCGGCGCCGGGCAGCGAAAGGCGCAGAAACAGCACGCGCGGCGAGTCCAGGCGGCAGGGGTACGGCGCCTCAATCGTGACAACCGAAAGTTGCTTTCCGTCCAGGTTGGTGGCGCCGCCGCCCGCGCCGCTGCGCATGGAGGAGTACACGTCGTGCAGCAGCGTCGCCGTGGTGCGCCGCCGGGTTGCGGCGTCGACGCCGTTGCTCAGCTGCGAGGTGGTGACCAGCGACGAAAGGCGGCCGAGAATGGCATCCACGCTCGCCGGCAGCACGACGCTGCCGCCCACCGCCTCCGGGTTGTCGTGACCGAGAAGCGCCGGCGACGCCGCGATCGTGGCGAGGCACTTTTGCGTGCTGACGATGCCGACGCCGCCGCTGCAGTACAACGCCCCCGTCAGCGCCTCCGTGCTCTCCTCGCGCCTCGCCAGCGCCGCCGTGCCGCCCGCGCCCAGCACCGAGTTGCTCCCCAGGCAGTCGCTGACCATCCCCTGCGACATCGGGTACACCAACGGAGCAAACCCCAGCAGCTCCGTCGGACAGGAGGTTTGCGCAAATCCAAGCAGCAAACAAAAGCGCGCGCACGCCCCCGCCGGTTCAATAAACGGATTGCTGCCGGAGGAGGTGGTTGTAAAGTAGCGCGTCGCGGGCGTGTTGAAAAAGGAGATCGCCGGTATCGGTCCTGTGACGGAGGGCTCGTACGCGGATGCAACCACAAACGTCATCACGCGCCGCGGCGACGAAATCTTGACGGCAAAGGTGTCGCCCACGCGCACGCGCCCGAGCACCAACGGCACCGTCGTCACGTCCGGCACCACCGTGCTCATCCACAGATTGTCGTCGCCCGGCACCGGCAACCGGTCCGTAAACGCCGCGCGATGAAAGCCGCGCGACGGCACCGGCCCCGGACCCGACGGCGCCAACGGAGGCGTCGAAGCACTGAACCGCAGGCGCGCCACCGACTCTGCATCCATCAACGCCGTCACGTTCAAGTCGAACGGAAGCCCCGACTCCGCCGCAAACTCCTCGCCCGTGTACACACTCGCGTCCCGATACGCCGGACGCATGTAACCCAACCGACGACCCCACCCGCCCTCAAAGCGCAGACTGAAGGAGCACGCCATGTGCGAAATGCGCCACTTCGTGCGGCGCGGGTACCCGTTGCCCACCGTCGCATCCACCAGCTGCTCCGTCGTGGCACACGCGCCCTGCAGGCTGCCCTCCGCGATCGAATGCACGTTTGCGGACACGTAATCCACGTAAAACAACACATCCTCCGTCTGCTCGCGCAAGGCGTTTTGCAGCAGCAGACGAAACTGCTCGTCGTCGTAGTCGCCGGGCGGCACAATGACCGGTATCTCGGTCGACCCCACGTCGCCAATGTACAGCGTGCGCGACTCCGCCTCCAGAAACGTCAGCCCGCGCGCGCGCTCCGTGATCATGGAGGTCAAGGAGGCGGGGTCGTCGTACCGCCCCGGGCGCAACATGACGTCGCGGCGCCAAAAGTCGCCGTCGCACGCGCCCGCGCTCAGCACGACGCCCACGCGCGACGCCTGCGCCGGCGACGACGCCAGAATGTCGCGCGACGCCCCCGAAAGCGCCAACTTGGCCTTCGGACCGTGACTCCCCGCCCACCCGCGCGGACCGAACTGGGCAGAGGCGCGGCTCTTCAGGCGCGTCACGGAGCCCGACGCCGCTCCGTTCAGCGTCTCGTACTTGCAAAGCAGCGAGGACAGCGCCGCCACCGACTCCGTCTCGTTCGGGAATCCCAGGTACGTTGCCAAATTCGTCGATGCATCCACAGACACCTCCGCCAGCACAAACGGCTGCGATTCGTCGCGCGCCGCCGCATCCAGACGCGACAACGCGTAGTGCTCGTACTGCACGTTGCCGCCCAGCACGTAGTCGGTGGCGTACGACCCCGGCACCCATTCCATCACCGTGCGCATGTTGGCTTGCGTCCCGCGCGGCAGCTGAAACACAAAGTTTAGTTCGTCGGGCAGGTACGACACCTCCATCGCCTGCGGAGCGCCGGTGCCTTGCATGGTGGTGGGGACGTGCACGGTGCGCTTCGCGGCGCGCGCCGTTTGCAAGCCTTCGTTCAGACACACCAAAAGCTCCGGCAACGTCGGCATGTCGCTGGCGAGGTAGATCGGGCCCGGACGCAACGGGTCGTCGCCCAACAGAAGCGTCACGAGCTGCGCCGTCGAGGGGTTCGGCGCTGCGCTGTACAGCGACAGCAACAGCCGGTGCACGCGAAACGACGTGTCGCTGGTCACCTCCAGCAGTGCGGGCAGCAGCGCCGGCGCCAGGCCCGCCGCCAGCAACGTTGCGTACGGGGGCAGCAGCTCCGGCACGCCCGCCACCAGCAAGGAGCCCGCGATGCGCACGCCGAGATTCAGCGACCGAAAGGAGCGCAGCGCCGACGTCAAACCGTGCGACCGCGTCGTCGTGATGGAGACGTAATCCGCCCCGTCCACCGAAACGCTGGTGATGGCGTTCAGGCGCGCGGGCAGCACCAGGTTGAAGGCAAAGGTGTCGAAGGTTTGCAGCGCCGTGTCAAAGGTGACGGTGCCGAAGGCGGCGCCGCCGCCGTTGGATCCTTGCGGTGCGATTTGCGAACGCAGCGACGTCGCCAGCTGCGCCGCGTCGGTTGGCGCAATCCCCTTCCAGAGCACATTGACCGTGAAGGTGAGCGGGTCCGCGATCTCCGTCGGCTGCAACGGCACGCCGATCGGAATGTGCGTTTTCGGATCCTCCACGTTGTAAATGCCCGCCGTCGGCAGGCTGATCGAACTGAGCTGCACGGACGTGGCTTTCGGGATCGGGTTCGGCAGCTTGAGCGTGTACAACGTCGGCGTCGCCCCCCGAATGCGATCGCACGATCGCATGTGCAAACCGATCACGTCGCGCACCCACGTCGGCGTCGGCGCCAGCGCCCCCTCCAGCAAACGCAACAAGCCGCTCGTGTCCTCCGTCGAAGCCGCCATGCCGCCCGTCGACGGCGTGTAACTCGCCAACGGACCCGACGACACGCCGTCGTACGAACCGAAACCGCCTCCTCCTCCTCCACCTCCTCCTCCTCCACCCCCACCTCCTCGCCCCGACGCCGCCGCCCGCATCGCGGCGTGAGAACGCACCACATCCTCAATGCTGTCGTCCGACGATCGAGCAAACACGCGACTCATCGATCCACAGAACAAACAATCCTACTTTCTATCGTCACGGTTTACAATTAGAACGCTCCGTTTTGTGCCTTCGCTCACGACCCCTGAACGACGTTCTGTGCGCCTCACCGACACGCACGACGCAGACGAAAGGAACTTTAACATCTCAACGCCGTCGTATTGGAGCGGACCTTTTGAGGACCGACACGCGTAGCTAAGATGAAATGTCCAAGCTACGGCAAAGCGACGGGCATCAAGCTACAAAACCCATATGTTGATTGCAAACCATTTATTGCAGCTCCGTATAACAATGTCGACACCTGCGTAGCCGCACCAGAAGCTGCCGTATCGAAAACCTCCGGCGCCGTAGCAGGCACACCACCCAAATCGAATGTAGTTGTCGCCGCCGCGTCCGCCGCCCCCTGACCAAAACCGGTCGAAACTTGGAACGCAGGCAGACCAGATACGTCGCTCATATCAAACCAGTTCACGCTGCTCATAATGCTGCGTTCATCAACGCTTCCTAACATTGGGCTAAATCCATATGCTGGGCATGTTGCTGGTACAAAATTTCCGGCCACAGCACCTGACTGTCCGACGGGAACGAGTGGTCCCGCTGCGCCAAAAAATCCGACGGGAACGAGTGGTCCCGCCGCCGCACCCGATCCAAGCGCAGCGCCCGATGATCCGACGGGAGCCGCCGCCGCACCCGTGGGCACGACTGCGACTGCCGCGTTCGGCGCAAAAATGCTTCCAAAAGCTCCCGCACCGAACGCAAGGACGCCGAGTCCAATCGCCGCCAACGCCACTTTGCCCACCGTCTTGATCGCTCTCACTGTCGAAGCCGACGTCAACCAGTCCATCAAGCCGGACGATGGGTTCAAGTCAACAAGTTCCGACAAGCGAGCAATAAACGCCTCGTTCTCCGCCAAAGGTTTGTACATGTTGGTCACGTCCTTTACGGTGATGCTGTAAGCGGCGCCTAGCGATGAAAACCCATGTTCTTCCCAAGCGTTGTCTCCTTGACCGTGAAGCTGCAGTATGCGGAACTCCGAAGGATTCTCCTTGTCGAAACGAACCACGTGCGTGTACAGCCTCGTTTGCCTCTGCTGCTCTCCCTCTTCTACAGAAATCGTAATATCCCTCGGATGCAAAGACACCTGATTGATCGCCAAATTCTCCAAGTCGATATCCAATTGACCTTCCGCTGCAATCTTATCGATCGGCGTCAAAAATGTCTCCTCTGCAACCCTTTGCAGGTACTCGTCAAGATCTTGCACCCAATTCTTCTCTGCATGATACTGACTCCAGCATGCAACAGCATCCTGCATGTAAGCCACCTGTTCTGCAAACGCAGCCTTCGCCGCAGTCTTCACGCCATCATCCACGCGCGTCGAAAGCAACGCCGACAAATGCTGAATTTGAAGATTAAATTGCTCAAACAGTTGTTGTATCGTTTGGTAGATTCGAGCCGCCAAACGTGTTTTCAGATCGTCAATCAAAGGCCCGCTCTCGTCTTTGATCACTTGGAAGGCGCTGACCGGATCCTTTAAGATCACGTCCTGCAAGGCTTCCCATTGCTCCTCCATTCTGTTTCGAATGTTTGCCTTGTTGGGAGATCGCATCACGGTGACCACGGCTGCCATGGCATCGCGAGCGTTTTTTGCATTTTCCAAACGAATCTTTGCGTGTCCAGTTGCATGCTTCGCGTGATCCATACTCAACACCAACGGGTACAGTTGCGCCAACTTCTTGTTCTGCTCATTCGCATTCTGACGACGATCAATATTGGATGCAATATACATGTAGAAACTTGTCAGTAGAGCTGTGGCTCGATCGAGGTTTGCGATGTTCGCTTGTGTAACATCAATTTCAGGTGGAATGTAATCTCTTCCACTCAATCCTATGT